CTGGTTACATGCTAAACAATGATTCAGGAGATAAAAACATGTCTGTGCAGCAAACAATTCTAGACCAAATTAAAGCAACTGATTTTTGGGCATTGGGCGCATGGGGCGCAAGAGAATACAAAGCATACGGAACTACTCTCGCTTTTCGAGTCAACGGAACGAAACTCAAACGTGGTTGGATTACGGTTGAATATGTTGAAGGTCAAGACCTCTACACGGTTGAAGCTGTGCAGTATTGGAAAGCAGAGCGCAAAGTAAAGAAAAGTGTTGACATGGTATATGCCGATATGTTAGTATCAGTTATCGATGGAATTGTTGGTTAATTATTTATCAAGTGTGTATGTGAGGTCTAAGAGGCCACCGATGGCAACCAAGCACCATGCCACTTGATAAAAATTTTTAAGGAATGTCATGAAAAAAGAATTCAGAACATTAATGAGTATGTTTCCAGAACATGCTAAATTATATTTAGTTGGTGGTTGTGTCCGTGACTCATGGGTTTCTCTTTCAGATTTAGATGGTCCTGATGATATGTTTGAGAATGTTAATGATTTCGATGTTGAATTCCACAATATGAGTTTAAATGAATTCGAACATTACCTAGAAGAATCTGGTGAAGAATACTCAAAGGTTGGAAAATCTTTTGGAGTATATAAAATGAAAATGAATGGTCTTGACTTTGATCTTTCACTTCCAAGAACAGATTCTAAAACTAAGGCTGGGCATTGTGGGTTTGATGTTAAACTCAATCCATTCATGGGATTGGAGAACGCAATGAAGCGAAGAGATTTTACGATAAATGCCGTTGCTATGGAATTGTTTTGGGATGAAGACGAAAATGGACCTTGTGTTAATGGTAGATGGCACGATCCATTTGGTGGATTGAAAGATTTGAAAAATCGTGTTTTGCGTATGGTCGATCCTGAAACGTTTGGTGATGATCCACTTCGAGTATTACGTGGAGTTCAATTTGCTGGTCGTTTTGGATTGACTGTCGAACCAGAAACTTTTAATAAAATGAAGGAGCTTGTTTTATGACTAAACTAAATTCTCATTGGAAAACATTTAAAGATATTCATAAAGAAAAACCAGAAATATATGAAGTATTTAAAGAAAAAACAAATGAATTAATTGGGCGGGGAGTAAAAAGATATTCTGCATATGGAATCATGCATGTTGTACGATTTTTATCTTCCGTATCTATGAAACCACAAACTTCATTTAAAATTAGTAATAATGTAATTCCTTTTTATGCTAGATTATATATTAGAGATTATCCACAAAACAAAGATTTTTTCAAATTACATCAATTACCGACTCAAGAATTTGATGAAAAATGGATAGAAACAATATGAAAACATTAGATGAAATGACCAGTGAAGATATTGATGCATTGACAGATGAAGAATTTGATGCCTTATATGAAAAAAGAAATATTAAATATATTAATATTAAGGTTAAAATAGATGTAGAAGACGTTTCTGCACTTTCCGCAACTCTTCCAAATACTCTTACAAAAAACGGAAAACTAGAAACAGCAGATATGTTAAATGATATTATTGCTATTCTTAATATCGAAAGAGAAAAATATTTTTCAGAATATTATAATGATCTTCAAAGATATCATAACCAATGTTAATTCCAGACATTGCAATTTGTTCTGAATGCAACGGTAGATTTCCAGTTGACAAATGTGATAGCGAAATGGTATCTGAGGGTTGGGAAAATCCAGAATATCTAGTTCACTATTGTCCGAATTGTGAAGATGGTGGATGTATTGATGATTATGATTGGAGTGAGGACTCGAATGACTAATAGAGATAAAATTAGCCAGCTAAGAAAATTTCGCACCAAAACTGGTTGTGGTCTATACGAAGCCAAAACAACTCTAGAAAAATATAATTGGAACTATTTACTGGCAATAGCAAAATATAATAAAAAAAGAGCGTCAGACAATGTAGTAAAACGATCTACTTGTATTGCAAATAAATTTAGATTTTTTGTATATAAAGAAAATAAAGATGGGATATGGAGTGTTTCTAGAGTACGGGATAAACAAAGAGTACGGGATAAACGATTAAATTATTTTTTTCGTGGCGACAATAAAATAACAATGGATGATCAAAAAAATACTTGACAATTAGCCTAAATAATGTTCTAATGGAGTTATGAAAATGACTGACACATTAAATACAGTATCTAAAGAGAGGTTTGCAGAAGAGTTTAAGAAGCTTTTTTTGAAGTCTCCAAAACCATCTGTTGGACTTCAATTGGCATGGGATTTGGGACTCTTTGATAAGACTTTTCCAGAATTCAGGCATATGGCAGATACGCTTCAAAGTCCTGATTGGCATCCAGAAGGTGATGTATGGACCCATACTAAAATGGTCGTAGACGCTCTGAGTGAGCTTTTAAGCGATTCTGATCTAGAAGATGGGCAAAGGTTCACCTTGTTTCTTGCGGTATTATGCCATGACTTAGGAAAGCCAGAAGTTACTTGGTATGATAATCCAGTGTTGAAAGTGGTAAAAGATGGTGGATTTAAATCTGGGGAAAAAGTTTTTGTTGGTGGATGGGATACTTTCGCACGAGGGCATGAAGAAGCTGGTTTGGCTCCTACTAAAACCTTTCTCGAAAAACTAAATGTAGACCAAGCCACAACAGCAAAAGTTTTGAAGTTGGTAGAGTACCATCTGAAGCCTGTTACCTTGTATAAAGATAAAGCTGGTAAAGGTGCGGTCAAACGACTTGCAAGAAATCTTCATCCAGCAACGTTATCAGAATTACTTTGGGTAGCGAAAGCTGATCAGGCTGGTCGAGGAACGCCAGTAGAAAAAGTTGATTTCTCTTTTGCAGGATGGTTAGAAAGCCAAGCAACGGACTTAGATGTATTAGAGGAAAAACCTGCACCAGTGGTTAATGGTAAGGATTTATTGAAGCTTGGATATTCCAGTGGATCGAGACTTGGAAAAGTTCTTAAAAAGCTTACCGAACTTCATGAAGAGTTTGAATTAAATAAAGAAGAATTATTGGATTATGCCCATTTTATAATGGACAAACCAGAAGTTGTATGATAGTATGAGTCTGGTTTAATTTTAACATGGAGTTTTATATGGCGTATAATATGGTTTTCAAATCGTATGAAGATACGAAAACAGTACGAAAAGAAAATGGAATTAAAATAACTCGTTATGATATATCCGATAAAAATGGATATAAAAAATTGAAGGAAGAATATATCATACGAAAAACCAAGAATAAAAAACTTGCGGTCAGTATTAATCGAGTTGGAGAAAAATAATATGGCTACTGAAATAGATGTATCAGATGGAATTGGATTTGGTTGTGTGTTAGCTATTGTAATTTCATACTCGACTTGGAATCATATTGGTTGGGCAATATTGCATGGATTTTTTAGTTGGTTTTATGTATTATATTTTGCAATTGCATATTAGAGAGGTTATAAATGAAACAGGTAATGACAAAGGGTAAATTCCCGGTAAAGATTTGGACTGAAGATATTGATTCGGTTACATACGATCAATTAGAACATATGTCCAATCTTCCATTCATACATAAACATATTGCGGTAATGCCGGATGCTCATTTGGGCAAAGGTGCATGTGTTGGTTCGGTTATTCCAACTTCGGGCGCAATTGTACCTGCTTCTGTTGGAGTTGATATTGGGTGTGGTATGATGGCGGTACAAACAAACCTGACATCTCATGACTTAAAAGAAAATACGTTAGATTTATTACACAACAGAATAATTAAAAATGTTCCTTGTGGAAAATCTGGATATCAAAGATCGTTTCAGGATTCTAAATCTAACAAGTACGAGTTCACGAAGGGTAGAAGCCGAGATAAATTATGGAAAAATATGTTTGAAAACGGATTTGACCATATTATATCTGATCGAAAAATGAAAGAGCGAATTCTTGAAAACGGATATTCCCGACTTGGTACGCTGGGTGGTGGAAATCATTTTATTGAAGTGTGTGTTGATGAATCGGATAATATTTGGATTATGTTGCACTCTGGTTCTAGAAATCTTGGAAATAGAATAGGACAACACTATATAAAATTGGCAAAAAAAGATATGGAACGACATTTTATTAATCTTCCCGATGCAGATTTGTCTTACTTATCGGAAGGTACAGTATATTTTGATGAATATGTCGAAGCATTAAATCTTGCACAACAATATGCATATTACAATCGACAGGTTATGATGGATCAAATTCTTGGGGTGTTTTATCATTTATTTTCGAATAAGAAGGATATTATTATAAAAGATTCTGTTGTTCAATGTCATCATAATTATGTATCCAAAGAACATCACTATGGCAAAAATGTATGGATTACCCGCAAAGGTGCTGTTAATGCTTCCACCGGAACTATGGGTATTATACCCGGCTCTATGGGAGCGAAATCTTTTATTGTACGTGGAAAGGGAAATCAAGAATCTTTTAATTCATGTTCTCATGGTGCAGGTAGAAGATTCTCACGATCAAAAGCAAAAACTTTATATACTCTTGAAGATTTAGAAGAACGTATGGAAGGAATTGTATGTAACACGAGGCAATCCGTTATTGATGAAATTCCTGATGCATATAAAGATATTGATGTTGTTATGGAAAATCAAAAAGATTTGGTTGATATTGTACATACACTAAAACAGATATTGAATATAAAGGGAGATTAATTATGGATGATCCAGAAGATGATAAATCACAATTAACGACAGGAATATTTTTGATGGCTATGATATTCTGTTTTGGTTGGGTGGTTCGAGGTCTTTTTTAATAAAATAATATGTTGACATTCGGCCTTAATTATGTTACACTGTATTATAACAAATGAAGGAATGTATGAACAAAAATAATAAAAAATTAAGTAATAAAAAACAGAAGAAACTCAATAAAAAAAGAGTTACTAGAAATATTAGAAGAAATGGTATGAAAGAAACTCTGGACAATCATCAAGTGTTTACCGCTAGGGAGCAGAAACGAGCTATCTTGGAAGGTATTAGAAAACAACAAGAAGACACGTTGATATTAAATTCTGAATCTCTGGAAGTCGAACAAAAAACAGAAACTGTACAACTATGATCGGAGTCCCAATGAAATTATTTTTTTCTTATGTGATTACTATTCTGGCGTTGGTAATTTTTATTCAACCAGCACACACAACAGTATCAAAGCAAGTTGCAGTAAAAAAAGAAATTGCTTTTAAGAAAAGGGTTGCTGTTAAACCATCTTTCAAATCTAGTTTGACAAAAAAGGATCGAAGATGTTTGGCACTAAATATTTATTGGGAATCAAGAAATGAAAATATGGATGGTCAAATTGCCATTGGATATGTTACGATTAACAGACTATTATCTTACAAATATCCATCCACAATATGTAAAGTTGTTTGGGAAAAAAGACGAAACAGAAAAACTAAGAAACTGGTTCCAATGTTTTCATGGACGATGGATGGGAAATTGGATGATCCAAAAGATAAATTAGCATGGGCTACTTCCAAAAGTGTTGCGGATTATATTTTGAAATATTACTCGAAGGAAAATGATCCGACACATGGAGCATTAAATTATCATGCTAATTATGTTAAACCCGTGTGGAGAAATATTTTCTCGCAAAGAAAATATATAGGTACGCATATTTTTTATTGGAATGAATAACATGGAAAAATTTAATTGGGGTGAATGGTTTAATGTTATGGGACATGCCATAATTTTATTCTTAATACGAGTCACTATTTCGGGGATTATTGTATTTTATTGTTGGAATTTTATAGTACCTGTTTTATTCGGGTTGCCAGCTATTAATATTGCCCAATCAATTGTACTTAATATAATGGTTAATTATTTATTGTTTAATGGCGGTACATCTAAATGAGTACTGCAACGGAAGTAGAGGTAGAAGAAACCCTAGAATTATTTATTACACAGATGGAATTTTTATCGAAGATTGAAGATATCAAAATCGAACTAGGGTGTAATTATATTGATGCTGTAGTTCAATTTTGTAAAGAATCTAATTATGATATATTAGATGTTGTTCCATATGTTGGAGATGCACTTAAAACAAAATTATATCACGATGCATATGATTTACATTTACTAGTAGATGTATCTCCAAGGTTGCCAATTTAATAAGTGGAGTTTATTATGAGCGAAGAAAATATTAATATTCATCCTGTTGATGTTATTGTAGAAGAATTATCATCAACAGGCGATTGGTGGAAACAAGATTGCCGAGATACTTTTATTAGTGTTTATGATAGATTGACCGACAAGGGAATTTCGGAGTCTGATTGTCTTGAGATGATGGGTGATTTATATTCAGCAGTTGCAAGTGAATTTGGATCATAGATGAAAGTAATTTCTGCATTCGGAGTATATTCGATTTATTGTGCATTGAAAACTCACTTCACAGTAGAATCATACGACTTTTTTAAGTATAAAGGAAAGTTAAGTAATTTATCATTTTCTGATTTTGAAGCCCGTAAAGATAAAAACTGTTTCGAATATTTGCGAAAAAAGTTTAATTATAATGTTGAAGAAATAATTAAATATATGATAGCAAATTTTATAAACGATAAAAACAGTATATATGAATTTGATTATGATATTTATTTGAAGTGGTGTTCTGATATACAGGCGTGTGATTATAGGTTGAAAACTGCAATGCGGGATTATGAAATCACCGAAGAAAATATAATCGAAAAGAAGACAAAACAAGGATATCCATTTCTTTTTGATTTATTGTTGAAAAATAAAATAAATATAGAGAGTTTTATATTACTAGACAACAAATTTAAATTCTCAGAGTTGTGTGATAACAGTATGCCGGAACCGTTTTTATGGAAAAAATATAAACTACGCTGTGAAAAATACAGACCATTTATGGAAAAATATGTTTAATTTTAACGATAATCCAGATGATGAAAATCATCCATTAAAAAATAACGAATTGTATAATAGTTATTTTACCGATGAATTTTATTGTATTGGTGGGGATATTGGAACAGGATTATATCTGACCACAATAACAGATTCCCAATTGGGTGCCTTGATCGAAGGGTCGTTGGGATTTATGGAATCTGTTGTTAACGCACAAGGTAAAGCCAAAGAAGATGTTTTGGAATTAGCGGAAGAGAGTTTATCTAATGATATTATTCGTATATTCTTGACATTGGGTGTAAAATGTATGATGAAAGAAAAGCCTGATATGGAATTAGATACGACCCTTGTTATGAAGTATATGAGTAGTTTCCAGATAGCAATACAATTTGAATCTTTCCGGCGGGAAGGGATCATAGAAATAAAGGATCAAGATGAAACTGATTCCCATATGTTTATTACAAATATTGAAGAAACTTTTATAGATTTTGATGTAAGTGATTATGGAAAACAATTGACGAATGATAATATTGTAAGTACATTATGTATGAATTGAGAGAGGAATTATATTATGAGTTTATTTAGAGTTGTGAGTGTTGCAAGTGGTACAGTTATTCAAGCTGGATTTGTAAACAAGATGGATGCAAAAGCTTCCCGTGACGAATTGAACAAGCCATTCAACACGGAACGTAAAACTGACGATCCATTTAGATTGTTTAATTTTATTGTAATGCGTGATCGAGGTCATAGATTGGGTGCAAGTCCCATTCCAAAAAATATTCGAACACTTTACAATAAACCAATTCCGGTTAGAGTAACTGATACCACAACCAAGTTTTATCAAGAGCAAAAGAAGGAAAAAGTACCTATATTATGAAGTGATGAAAGCAGTATCTTTGTTATGTCTGTATCAATCAATTACGAACTAATACAAACATTAACGGAGAATTAAATGAGTACACGTAAGCAAGACAAAGATGCATGGAAAAAAGGTATGATAGAAGAATGCACTAAGATTTCTTCTGGTAAGAAAAATTTCACAGATGAAAGATTCTGGACATTAACAAGAGACAAAGCAACCGGAAATGGTTATGCGGTAATTAGATTTTTACCTCCGCACGAAGATGACTCGTTGCCAATTGTCAAATACTATACCCATTCGTTCAAGAATAAGAATAATGGTCAATGGTATATTGAGAACTCTAGAACTAGTTTGGGAAATGGTATAGCTGATCCTTGTGGAGAATTAAATTCTCGACTATGGGATACCGGGTTGGAATCTAATCAAAATATTGCAAGAGAGCAAAAACGAAAACAAGTTTTTATCTCTAATATATTGGTTATAGAAGACCCAGAAAATCCCCAAAACGAGGGAAAAGTTTTTCTTTATAAATATGGAAAGAAAATATTTAATAAGATTAACGATGTAATGAACCCCGATGAATATGCAAAAAAACACAAAGGGGTGAAAGCATTTATTCCGTTTGATTATGACACAGGAGCTAACTTTACCTTAGAAGCAAAAATGGTTAATAAGTTTGTTAACTATGATTCATCAGACTTTCAACCTTGTACTCCGGTTAGCTTAGAAGATCAAGCTGTAATCGAACCACAATTAGTTAGTTTGACCGAGTTTACAGAGCCTAGTAATTTTAAAACTTACGAGGAACTTAAAGCTAGATTGACTAAAGTGTTGGGGGAAAATCCTCATGGATTAGACATGAGTGTACCTATGGCTAATGTACCTATGGCTAAACCACAATTAGAAACACCAGCACCTGTTAGTGAGGCTGATTCTGATTTAGATGAACAGGATTTTAATATGGAAGAGTTTGAAGAGTTAGCACAAAGAACAGCAAAATAATCGTGTAGGGAATCCTACATGATACTAAAGACGGTAGCAAGGGCCAAGTCCCTACTACCGTCTTTTTAGTTTTTAAGTACGTCTGTTTCGTTGTTAGATGTGTTGATTGGTGAAGATGTAATTGTGGAACTATTACTGATGTTGTTTGTATTGATAGTTTTACTATCGATTATATTTGCCAATTGACCTTGAGTTCTACCAACTAAAGATTGAATTTCTGTATCTCGTTTTGCAGAAAGGTTGGCTAGATCATCAATTAATTTGTTGATAGATTTTTCTTGATTCGCACTAACAGGTGTTGGTGTTTTTGGGTTGGTAGTTTTAGAACTAATATTATCTGGAGTAATACCAAACAAATTTTTGATACTATCACCAATACTAAATTTCTTACCCTTTTCTATAATGTCCATTATAAAACTATTATCCAATCCTAATGTCCCGGCGATTTTACCAAGCATTCTAGAAATAGCACGTATCATTGTATTACCTGCCGTTGTAAATACCGACTCCAGAACTTGTCCAATTCCTTTTAGAAAATTTCCTTGAAAGAAATTAGTAATTCCATCTGCAAATTTTTCGAACCCTTCTAGAAGATCATCTATAAATGTTAAGTTCACTCCAAAAGTTTCGTTAATAAATTCTTTTACTCCCTTACCAAATCCAAGAATTTCATCTTTGAATAACGTAGCAATCCCAGCCGTAGCCAATCCAGCAAGAGCAACCAACACAGGACCACTAATTAACAATGCTCCTATACCTCCCATAACAGACATTATTCCGGTCATCAATCCAGCTAGACTGATTCCAAAAAATCCTAAAATACCATCTCCACCACCAGCTATTTTTTGTTGTATAATAGATGATGTGGCTGGTGAAGAAACTTCTTCAGTAGAAGATTCTAATTTCTCTTCGGATGCTCTCGCCCGTGTAGTAGACAACACTCGTTCTTCACGTTTTTGTTGCATACCAAACATACTAGAAATATTTTCTAACAATGAATTTGTGTTTATTGTTTCTAATTTTATTTCACTTAATATAACTTTGTTGGTAGTTCTTATTCTAGTTCTTTTTTCATCTGATTCTTTTCTTCTTTTTCGTTCTTCTTTTTCTTCTTTCTTTTCTTCTTTCTTTTCTTGTTCGTCTTTCAGTAACTTCTTTTTTTCAGCAAGAGTTTGTTTTGATCTATCCTTAATTTGTTTTAAATCAGCAATAGCAATTTCTTTATCTCTTTTTCGTTTTTCTCGTATTGTATTAAACAAAGAACCAGTTGCGGCAATTATATTATTAAACACAAACCCAACCAACGGACTATCAGAAGCAATAGAAGATATAATAGCAATACCATCTGTTACTTGTCTAGAAATTCCTTTCTCAAGTTGTTCAAATACTTGTGATTGAAAGGATATGTTAGTTTGTATTTGTTTTTTAACAGAGTCAAAATTATCAAGGATAGCTTGGCGTTCTGATTCATCAGTAACAGTATCTTTAATAGTTCCAAGAATTTCGTTGAGGCGTTTTCTTTGAACAATCAAATCGTCCCGGCTTGCACTCTTGGAAGTCTTAACAATATCATCTAACTGGCTATTAAATTCTTTTCCAGCATCAGAAAAATCCTTACCAGATTTCTTAGTTAGTTTATTTGCTTCCTTGATAGATTCAGCAATGGATTCAAAACCAACTTGTTGTTTTGGTAATAGAACATTTAATTTTTCTGTAACTTTTTTAAGTGTTTTAGACGTAGCTTCTACGTCACGTTCTAATAAAGTTTTTTTCGGCTCTGCCATTAGTTATCCCTTTTTAACATCCTGCCATGTTGCAAATCCTAAATAAGCAAGTACAACAGTTGCGAACACTGTATATGTCCATTCTATAATTCCTTTAAGTGCTTCTATTCTGGGCAATTCCATATAATGAAATAAATATACAGTCATCAATATAAGAAGACTAAGTGACACCCATGCCATCCTCCGGCGGTTTGTCCATTTAGCTTTATCTCTTTGAAACTCCGCTTCTGATTTTCTCTTGAATAAAGCAAGTTCTATTTTAGCTTTTTCTAGATCAGAATTTTTTACCTGTTGTTCTTGTATCGTTTCCATTACTCTCCTTTTAGTAATAGCCTTGAAGATTTTAGTGAGATTTCATTTTCAGTTTTTGTTCACTGATCAATCTATTCTCTTCTTTAATATGTTCCGAAAGTAAGTTCATATAAACTTCTCTTTCCCAAGGTAACATATTTTCTAATTCTGTTAATGAATAATTATGATTTTGCATCATATTGAAATTTGAAATATACATATTCATTAAAGAAGTTTCTCCAAGGCTTATCCGAAAAAATTTTGTAGTCCTTTAATCACTATATCGTTTTTCAAAGAACAATGAGAACATATTAATTCATCTTTATACACAACTTCTGGTATGGTATTTAGAAAATTAGTAGCTTCTACTATAGGTTTCTCTGGAAGATTATTTATGAACTGGTCTATTTCTTCGGCGGTTTGATCCTTAAAGTAATGAAGTTCTTCTTTATCATATACATAATCTATACAAGATTTAATCATATTAAATTGAAGTTCAACTTTGTTTACATCATCACTATCTTCTGTGATCATATTTCCTAATTGTAATGTTGGATATTTCATAACCATTCCTATATCACCTTCAATAGGAATTTTTTTATTATGTTTTTTATTCTTCTTAATTTTTACATCTTCGATATTCAAATCAAATTCAATCGGTTTATCGCAATGTGTACACATGTATTTTAATTCTAAAACTTCGCCCTTACTCTTAGCCCGTAGGTGAAGGAAAAAATATTCAGCATCGAGGATCGGCATATCTGATACATCAATATCAGTAATAACACACGCTCTAATAATTTGTTCTATCGCAGTAACAACTTCATTTGGGTTGTTACTTTCCATAGCCATTAGTAATATTTTTTCTTCTCCAACTAAGAACGGTCTAAATTTTATTTCTTTGTTATTGGATGGTAACTTAATTTTATAAGTTGGGTGTTGTAATTGTGGTAACATTTTAATTCTCCATATTTAATTAATATATTAACGCCAGTTGAAAGTAACTACGCAACGTGAAAATTCATTATTTCTAACATACGCAACTGGAACAGCCGCAACGGTTAGAGGATAAACTTCCTGTATTGCTGGAAATTTATAAAGTTCTTTATCTGCTTTATCTAATTGTGATACTTCTATTGTTCCAATATAATCATTATAAAAATTAACTCCGTGATCTTTTCCGATAGCTAACTCTTGCCATTTCAGAAAAAATCTATATTCTCTTAGGTCTTTAGAACAATAAAATATAGCGGTCAAATCTTCGTATGTTTTTAGGTATGGGAGTTTTCTAGTGTTACCGATATATCTACTTTCCACTGTTGCTAAATTTTGTGAAGGAAACCCAAACTCTGCACAATACATAGATATTTGTTTTTGCATCGTCTGATTTACTCGAAGAGGATTTGTGTTATTAGCATCGTTTTCTAAATCTTGTGCTAATAATAATTCTGGTGGAAATATGTCAACTCTATATCTTGTTGGCGAATTTAATCCCGGCTCTCCGGTAACTAATGTAGTGAAATCTTTTAATGACATCTATATCTTTCTCCTTGAATCATTCCATACGGTACGGTTTGATGCTTTTGCAAAATTTGAAGTGGGTAAGAAAATCGCCATATGCCATTCGTTAGCATCTATTTTTAAAAATCTACTTCTTACGTGTGAAGTTAAATATCGTTTGATAGTTGGTTGAAATTCTTTGAACCTGCTTGTTGCAGTTAATACACGATATGACAAACGCAATTTTGTTCGATCATCGTACTTTTTATTTGTTTGTAATGATGTTAATTTTTCTAGTAATTTTAATCGAAGTCCGGGTGGTAAATAATGTAGATTAATTCCTAAGAAGCCATCTTTATATACTTCGACAATAAATATTAACGGAAATTTGTCATAGAACGGAAGCTGTTTTTTGGTCTTTGGATCATATACAAAATGAACCATGTTTCCCCTATCCGGTCTTCGTCCAACTTGTCTGGTTCTGGTCTGAGACATTAACCTAGAACCGGATATATTCCCTCCTAAAGATTTAGCTTTATTGGCAAACCATGTTTTGGCTTGTCGAGCATTTTTCTGGAAGCTTATACCCCGTTTCGAAGCGAGTTCTTTAATATTGGTAAAAATCGACATATTTTGGTGGTTTATAGGTGAATAAATTACTAGTTACCTAGTATTTATATGCACATTTTCGGATTTTTACTTGACAATGCAATATTATATGATATACTATCTTTGTAAGTGAGTGAGACATCTAAAAACAACTTAACAAAGGAATTTCAAAATGGCTTATATTAGTGCTGATGAAGTTAGAGTTATTCGAAACAATCTGAAAAAAGCTTTCCCCGAAGTCAAATTTTCAGTTCGAAACGAAAACCATTCGTGGGTGCATGTAACGATTTTAGAAAGCCCGTATGATTTTGAGTTGAACGGAAAAGATCATCGTGAAGTAAATCAGCATTGGTTTGAAACTGACAATGTTGTTACTAATCATGCTGGTGAAAATATTCTTCCCCATTCTCATCAAGACAAACTTAGAAAGATGATTGATATCATTGCAAAAGAGCATTGGGATGAATCTGATTCCATGACCGATTATTTCCATTGTGCATTTTACTACAGCCTGAAAATTGGTGATTGGAACAAACCTTACAAGATGGTAGAGAAAAAGAAACCAGTTGCCAAAGCAAAGAAAAAATCTGCTCCGAAAAAAGTTTCTGAAAGTACCAAAGCAAAAAAAGTTGAAGCAGAAGATTCTTTTGTTAAAGCCAGAATGAATATGTCGGAAGAAAATGATAACATCGTAATTTCCGCTTTTGAAAATCGAGGGATCGAAGCTACTCCGAGAGAAGATGTTTTTACTTTCAATATCTGGAAACATAAATTTGATCGCATCGTTAAAAAAGGTGAGAAGGGTGTTAAGATCGGAACGTACTTCAAAACCAAAAAGCTTGATGAAAATGGAGATGAAAAAATCAAGACTGGTCGTAAGATGGTAACGGTATTTCACATTTCCCAAACGGAGAAACTCTAATTATGAAAACTTCAGACTTTGACGGAAAATATAAAAACGATTTTAACAAAAATCAATTGGAAAGCCTCAAACCAATTATGAAACACCTTTCGAAAGTTGGTATCACTAGAAAGGTTTGTACCGAAGAATTGATGGACTGTAAATATAATGGAAACGAACATCCAGCAGAAGCGTTTTATCTTGAATTTGAATTGGTTAATAATATGCAGTATAATATATTTTTGGGTTATGATGGTAGTGTTCGTATTTCTGTTCGGGATTTTATTATTAACGATATCACACCAAACTATGTATACTGGAGTTAATATTTTATGATTAAATTTCCTGTTAGAAAAAATTATAGTAATCCATCACCAAAAGAAATATTGTATGATAACCTGAAACATTTTCTAGACAGTTTCAGGTTGAATGCAAAGAATAATATTCTTACGTTGTGTGAAGACCCGTTTATACCACTTGGAGATAGAAAACTTTCCGTAGAAAGTTTAATACATGATGATGGTATTGAGTTATGGAATATTGATAATATATGTTGGGAGAAAGTTTCATACAAAAATTTCGCTAAGATTTGTACTTGGGAATTATTTGAAGATGAATTTTCGGAATTTTATGATAAGATTCCACAATCATATCACAATGAAATTCAAAAAATGCATGATGAACATGCTCCCCCAAAACATGAACATCAGCCGGAACCGGACGAAAATCATACTGAATCATTTACAAAACAAGTAAACACTATCTCTGGGGAGGATATAAAAAAATCACTCAATATCGTTGAAGAAACTGATACGATAGTGGAAATTGAAAAAGAAGAACCTGATGATGATGAAGAAGAATATAACCCATATAAAAATGCTTACTCTAAAACTTCGTGGTAACGAAAGGAATCTATAATGGAAAAAACAGAAAATAAAAATGGAGTGTGGATTGTAGAAAATCCAACTGTCGAAAGAATGGATGCAGTAAAAGAGGATTTTGAAAAAATCCAGCTAGAAGGTAAAACCTATTATAGTCCACACTATGCAGACAACCGGGTAATTATTAAAAATATTGATGATGAAGAGTTCGTATTGATTAATAACTATTTTGATATTTTTAATCATGGATATACAAAAACAAAAGGTGAAGATTATGAAAAAGAAAATAATTAAAGAGAGTAAATATTTAGGAACTTGTTATTCTCTCTTTGATGGAAAATCACTTAATGAAATTATTATATTAATACAAGACATCCGTAAAACATATGGGGAAGATTCTACATTAGATTATTTTACCGAATATAATTATGATGATGGAGTAGGTGCATTCAACGTCTTTTATAACAGAGAAGAAACAGACGAAGAATTGGCTACTAGAATGAAAAGAAATCGTTCTGCAAAAATTGCCAAGAAAAAATCAGATGCAAAGCGAAAAGAGAAAAAAGAGAAACGAGACCTTCTCGAATATGAACGACTAAAAGCCAAGTACGAAAAAAATACTTGACAAAATCTATATATGTCATATAATAACTGGAGAAATAAATGAATTGTCAAATATGCGGGACTGATAAAATAACTATGAGGGAACATGAAAAAGAAAACCACAAACCACTCTATCACACTTCCTTATTTGTAGAAGGTGTCAAAACACAAGAAATTGATATTGTGTTTTGTAGTGCAAAATGTTCCTTGGAATTTTATCAAAATAAAACTAAATAGAAAGTATCACTATGAATAATCTAAACAACACTGAGTTAAATTCTTGGTATGAAGAAAATATTGGGGAATTTGATCAGAACCAAGCTGAAATAATTGAAGTTTTAAAAGAAAATTATCTTGTAAATAACATTGGTGATATTAAAATACGAATGGAACATGCTGAAGAAGAAAACGAACAATTAAAAATTGAACTTAGGAGTGTGGTATTATCGAATATAGATTTAAGAACCGAAGTACATGAATTATTGCACAACTTAAATACTCAAACTATAAGTACTCCCCGAAAAACCACTTTTAAAATCACTTTGGGGGGTTGGTTTTTTACTAATTTGAATACTATTTTTATTATAATTTTAATTATTGTTTCGTTGGTGCCTATATATTTGGGATCGAGAGAACCTATAATTACAGAAACAACCGAAGTTCCGGGGTTGGGGTGTGATGTACGCAAGGGTAATGAGGTAGAAGAGGTTGGTTTAGATTTATACAAATATAGTGCTGACTCAGCAATTCCCGGTAAAAAATCTCTTGAATGTGTATCGGGAACCTATAGAATTAAAAACTTGAAAACTAAATAGGATTTTATCATGAATAAAAAACAAGTTCAAGCGTGGTATGAAGAGGCTATTGGTGATTTCGATCAAGAACAATCTATCATAATTGAAAAATTGGTAGAAAATTATAATCCTCCGATTGAATCGGAAGATAATACAGAATCAAGAGAAGACACATTCGACTATATCAAAAAAGATGTAGTGGAAAAACAAGCCAATATCAAAAAAGAATTTATTAACATGGAAAAATCTATTCAATATTTGTTACGGAAAATGTCGTATGAAATTGAGTCGGATAGAATCCATATTAACAATAAATTATGTGATTTGATGGGAGAACCCGAAAATGTTATTCCACTAACTCCGAATAAACCAAAAAAACCAACGTGTATGTTGGATGAACGAATGTTCGAATTTTCTGGTAGATCGGAAGCTGATGAAGATGACGATGATGAAGATTCTCCGTTCTAGTGGGATCAACAAGACACCATATGAGGCTCTGTAACGGTCATATAGGCCATAAAACCAAAAACAGGCACCAGTGCATAGGATATTATAATGGATATTAATCAATTAAATAAATGGTATAACGAAAATTTATCAGAATTTGATGTAGACCAAGTTGACATGATAAACCATCTTGTAGAGAATTATAAGACGAATTATATAGGACCGGAAGTTGATGCTAAATTGGAATATGCGGATAACTTTTTTCAGGAAAATACTGAATGCTTTGCAAAAAAAATTCCTATTGATAAATTTATCTCTGCATCTTTAGCTAAAACAGAACAGGCTCCTGATATTTTTCACCCGGTATTTTATGTTAGTAATGATCATATATGTCCAGACAAATCTTTTATTGAATTTGGAATTTCTAGTCCGGCGGTAACAGTTGCTATAGGAAGAATATATCAAGATGGTAGTTTTGAATTTACAGACCAATCTAAATATTCAAATGGCACACATGCTCCGATAAGCATTAGTAACAATAACACCATCTTGATTAGAGATTCTAGTCGTTCAGGAAATAACTTAAATCAGAAAACGCTAAGATTAGATAAACCATCATGGTTTGTTGGAATTGGTAATATGGAATGAAAACTATAGAAGATTTAGATATCTGGTATGAAGAAAATTTACCAGAGTTTGATGCAGAACAAATCGAGGTCATTGATTTTTTAGTGGATACTGCTAAGGAGTACTTTATTGGATTCACCAACAATAAAATACCAAATTTAGAAGACCTTAAAGGGGAAAACAGAAATCTAAAGAAGATTATAAAAGTACTAGAAGAAGAAAATGTTCGTCTTGTTGATCTGAAAATAGATAAAGAAACTAGTTCATCTGACAAGAGAAAAATTTTAGTAGAGCGATTGAATTTATGTAATGCTCAAACAATAAAAACTTTCAAAAGATTGTATGGGGGAACTGCCATCATACCAGACCATAAATTGGATCGGGCAATTATACAAGTAGAGAAAGCATTAGAAACGGAGAATCGAAAATGAATATTTCTGATATTGAAGAGTGGTACGAAGATATTATTCTTGATCTAGATGCACAAAATACAACTCACTTAGATAAAATTTTTGAACTGGCTAAACAAAATTTTATATCAACTAAAGATGAAAACGATATAAAAACTATGAGGTCTGAGCAAAAAAAAGATCAATACATGATCAAACGTTTGGGGGAGACCTTACAACAACTTTCATTTGAGTTTTATAACAAACAAAATATTGGGGATAAAAATATTCACGAGAAATTAGCTGTTGTTGATGATTTTTATAGAGGTGTTGTTAGTTCAATAGACAACGAATATCATGATCGTAAACAGATTTCTCATTTAGGATTTCTTAATTATTCTTCTTCCCATCTAGGTAATGAGTCTTGGCAAGATATTGTTATTCGAGAAGAAAGGGATAGAGATAGATTACTCAAAGAAGAACTTGAGAAAGAACTCTGGCAGGAAAAAAGGGAATATGAGGAACGGATACAAACTATTGCTATTGAAACCGAACTTGAGAGAATTAAAAAATGTGAAGAAAAGAAAATCAAAAGAAATACCAGAAAAAGAATCAATAAATTGTGATATGGGGGAATCCATAATAAAGAATTTTTTATACAATGTATTGAAAGTAATAGGAGAATAATAATGTTTAATAAAGAGCCAACATATAAAGAAATAGAAGAGTGGTATGATTCGTTTATTCTCGAATTAGACTCTGATTCTATAGAGATAATTGACTATCTTATTCAGTTATCAAAAGAACAATGTAATACCAAAAATCTCAAAAAATATATTAAGAAATTGGAAAAAGAAAAAGCAAAATATATTAATAAATATAACGAGTTGGTTTCTTATGATGACAGAAGAATAGAAAACCACTCCGAATCTATATACCAAAGTGTTATGGGTGGAATTAAAAAAACATTCAAAGAAATCATCGATCAATTTAGACCAAGCAATTTTAAGAAAGAGCGTTTAGATTACATCGGACAAGGGCTTGGAGTAATATTGTTTGGGTTAATACCTATATTTATTATCAATAGTATTTTATTCATTTTTGTTACTTCTATGGTTCCTATATATTGGGTATTCGTTATATATGGAATAGTTGCTGTAGTTATTTTAATCCATTCATTTTTTTGTGAAATATAATGACAATGGAATTAATAGTTGAACCGTCTGTCATATTTTCTATTGATCAAAATGGAAAAAAATCCCAAAAAATCCCAAAAAATAAATTGAAATTGATGGCTGGGAGAAAAAGTCCAAAAAATAAATATTCACGAGGCCGGGTACATGGTCGAGTTCGTTATTATAAATTCATTAAAATACGCACTATGAGTCGTGGCAGAGTAAAATGTATAAGAGCATCCAAGTACAGACAAAAAGTTGATGATTATGATATATTTGATATCGGGTAAGTGATTATGGATTATAAACATGAGAAATAAATTCACCGACTATGAAGATAATGAAAAAAGGTTCCGACTAATACACAGGGAACATAAGAAGAAGTTTGTGTTATCAATAGATTATATAAAACACAAACACCGAAATAAAGTGCAAGAAATTTATAATAAAACATCAGACACTACAATTCATACAATAAAACTAAGAATGGGATGGACTGTTAAAGACTATGAGCAACATGAAATAACATCTTTGTGTTTGGGTACTTTAGATAGGCTGTTATCAAAATATATTGTACGATGTTTTTGTTCTAAATGCACCACAACTTATAAATTTATAAAACTACAAAAGGTGATAAAATGAATACAAAACTAACATTCCAAGACTTAGTAGACTATGATGTAGTTGATTATGATGCAGAGATGGACGAATATGAAATAATCACCAACGACTTGTTTTCGTGGGGTTGCGCTGATGGAGTAGTGTTCCGACCAAACGAAGATATGGAAGCGTATCAGAAAGCATTTGATGATCTCGATCAATCTAATATGTTTATGGCTGGAGAACTTTTTTGTGCAAGGAAGGTAGGCTCACGACCCCAAGGAGCATTCTATAGTTATGTAAAACCCGAATATTGGCAATTGTTTCATGATTGTGGACCAGAAAGAGAGCAGGGATTTGGAAATCCCCACAAGCCCGGAGAATACCCCGGACCATACTATATTAAAAAAGAAGTTCCTTGGTGGAAAGTCTGGGAGTGGTTAAAATAATGAACAACATCAACAACAACAAATCCCGAATCCAAGAATTAAAAAAATCTATGTCAACTATTATACTTGACATCGATTATAATACTGCCAAATATAATGATGATGGTACTGATGGTATATATATCGTAAAATTAAAACCGAAATGGCAGAACAAATATACGGGAAGTCATGTATTGGCATTTCGCCATCTGATTAATATAGAACATAAAATAAAAGAATATATATCAAGATGTTCTTGTGATAGTTGCGTACTAAAAGATTCAAGAATAAAATTATCACCTATAAAGAGAATGGTACGAAGATATAAACTATCCCACAAGAACAAGTACTCCCCTGTGGCATTTAAAAAACGGGAACATTACGAATATTATAGAAAAATCAATCATCGGCTTGCTATACACGATAATAAATTTATTACATCGAATAAATATATTAAACCAGTGGAGAGAAAAAAATAATGAATATTCAATACTTGAATGAATGGTACGAAGAAAATATATCGGAGTTCGATCAAGAGCAATTGGAAGTCATATCCAAGCTAATCGATTTCTATAAAGGCGAATCGATGCTCATTCCCAAAGAACAGATTGTATATAAAGATGGTCTGAATAATACCCCGGATAATGAATCGCAAAGAAATGATAATTATATAGAATTATATGTAAACCATAATGGCCACGTGCTTCCTAATATTCATGAAAGAGAAGCGTATTTGTCTTTGAATCCAAGAAAATCAAATTCAGAAATAGATATTAATATACAAATAGGTCAAGACGGTAGCAGACTACAGAGTAATTGGATAATAGGAACCATTTGTGCTGATGGAATTTTATACTTAGAACCATCATTACCAAGGAATACATTTATCCAAACAAATAACAAAGGAAGAATAATAACGGAGGATAAGTAATTATGAGTGAAACGAATCAATATTATCCCGAAAAAGATGCGCAAGAGCTAGGCCAGCACTACCTTAACCATGTTTCTGCAATGACCGTTGAAAAGTTGCACAGCAAATCAGACATAGCGATTCAGTTGGCTTGGCGTGACCAAGAAATCGAATCCCTCCAAGCTGAACTGGAGCAGGTGAAGGGTAAGTTGGATTACTGGTATGAGGAAGCAGGAAGGCTAGATACCAATGTAAGATTCCAAGTAGAGCAAAAAGAAAAACTCCAAGCCGAACTGGAGAAGGTGAAGGGGGAGCTTGTTGATCTGATTGGCATACACAGCTATAAAGTAAACGAGGCAAAAAAACTCGAAGCTGAAAATGCGGAGTTGAAGGAAAAATATCGCAAAACATTTGATGAATTAATAGATGATAAATTTAATCACGCTTATGAAATCAAAGACCTCAAGCAGAAACTTGAAGAAGCTCAAGGCGAATTGAGTTTTATAAATGCACAGTATGTAGAGGAAGAAGATAAAAACCTTACAATGGATGCACAACTTTTGAAATACAAAGCAAAACTCAAAGCTAGTGAGAAGCGGGGTAAGGAGTTGGAAGTGAAAGTTGCTCACTTTGAAATTAATAGCAACCTAAGTAAGATAAAATTTAAAGGTAAATAATGAAACCCTCAGAACAAAAACAACTTGCGGAGAAGGTAGCGAAGTTTTTTGATGCTGAAATTGATCCTGATTATGGGATGGGTGCAGACCACTGGAGCTTTCCTGTTGCATGGAAAAATAAAAATATAGGATTAGCTTGGCCTGCGACTACTGGCGTTATTAATATCGACCAATGGAAATCGTACCTATTTGATGACACTAGAATTGCCCCCATCCTAATGCACCTTGGAAAGCGGGAGATGGAGAAGCGGGGGTTTGCTTGGAAGACTGATTCCCGCCGGAAAGGTTATTGGGCGCAAATGGATAAAGCATTAGAGCCATATCAGAAAGGTGAGATTAACAAAAACGAATTTATAGCCTTCTGGAAGGCAGTCGAACAAACCGGAGAAATGGATGAGCGAACAATCTAAAATAATATTGCAAATGTTTTTTACCCTTCTAATTATAGGCTGGCTCTTTATTTATATAATTCCTTTTGGTGAAATGATAGGTGAGGCCAAAGCTATAAAGAAATATGCTGATATGAATTTTGAGTGCAAAACTGAATTAGTCAGGAAGCAAACCGGAGAAATGGAGGAGTGAGATGGATAATCATTATTTGCAAATACTTCTGGTTATTGGAGTTTTTGCCATTGGTAATTTTTTGGTTGAATTGAATTACGTTATTCAAATATACCTAAAAGATAGGAAAAAGAAATGACCAAACAACAGATCATAGCGTTAGGCGTAATGATGCTAACAAATGAACTCGCACTGGAAACAATTGAAACAGGTGAAAAATATGGAGCATAATATCATGGAAAAAACTTTAGACGACTACACTAACGAAGAATTAGAAAACATGTCAAAAGATAAGTTTGATGAATTATATAATATCCAAAACCATGTGACTCATAATATCAAATTCATATATGATAAATGTTCGGGTGAACTGGTAGATGTTACCATACCTGAAATATTTCTTAATAATAATGACTTATTAATATCCGATATACTTAATGATATTGCTGGTAGACTGGACTCGTTGCGACAGGAACATTTTAATAAAGCCTTTGATCATTATACTACAGACGAAGAGGTGAAAGAACCAGAATATAATCATAAAGGAATCAAGACATGGACTACTGTGGATGGTAAGTATGACTTGGTTTCTATGTGTTATACCATAGATGGAAAACTATATGGAGAGGAATATCCATATATCTCGTATAGACAAATGGCTCAATGGATAACTTGTCCAAGATGTATAGAATTAATGATAGAAGATGATATACTACTACGAGACAACAACTGAAGTAAAGTTCTCAGAACCTAAAAATATAGCTCGAAAAAAATTTTGATTTTCCGGTTTTAGAATAGTTGAATTTGATTTGGTAGATAGAGAGATATTCGAAGTTTCCCACCGAAAAACCTACAGAATAAAACACTAATAAAAAAGTTGTTACAAAATAGCTTCTAACTTCGACTACTTTCGCCCAATGTTTTTTTTCCGGTTTGGGCAAAGCCCGACTAGGCTCTGTGTCCATGCTGGCTCTAGTAGCCCGACTAGGCTTTGCAAGCTCTCTCTCCAAGTCAAGCCCAACATGACAGGTCCGACTCAATCCTGAATTGTCTACTCCAAATGAAAGTTAGCACGACTTAACTTTCACTTCAAAACAAAACCCGACTAATCTCTTATAGTACTTTACGTGACATGTTTATATACCAGAACATTCACTGTAAATCTAAGAATCAGTTTCCACTCTCAGTATAGCACATATATTATACATCTGTCAAGAGCTATCTTCTGATGTTATTACACTCACTGTTAATGTAAATCTATGCTCAAACTTATATACATATTTCTCTTGACACCAGACAAAACTCTGGTATACTGGTTACATGATAAACGATTGCTTATAGGAGTTAATCGAATGATGAAAGTAAAACCGAGAAAAACATACGAAGTGACTTGGTTGGAAGCTGGAGTTACTGAACATTGGTCCGGTACGAAGCTAGTTGGTTACTTCGGTAAAGACGAAGCCCACGAGATGTTGAACGGATATTCCCCAAACATAGTCGTAGTTGAACTATAATAAACGAGCTTTAAAACGGAGTTAATAAGATGAACCCGACTACTTTGCTGGCACACCAGATTAACCTAGCTAATTTTTGGTTTGAGAGCGTCTTACACTATGGTGAGCCATTGATGCTCTGGCCTGATGTAGCGCACCAGTGGAACAAATTGCCAACTGGACCTGTAACTATGGAGGTGTGGTAACATTATGGATAACTCGACTATATATGTTGGTGATGAAATCTTACCTGTTATTATTAATCTCAGAGAAGTATATGTAGAGGTGAAAGGTACGGACATCTGGATACCAATAAAAGAAACATCTCTACATTATATTTTGCGCCGATGTCCACCAACATCATTGAAAGTATGTGATCTTGACCCGAATTGTGGGCATCTGAGCTTCGAACCATGATTTGGGATATATTAGGATGTATTCTCGTTGCTTATTTGCTCTGTGGTGAACCGAGAGAGGAAATCATGACTTTGGATATATTAGGATGGATTCTCGTTGTGTATGGAATAGCCACCGGACAGCTTGGTTATGTTTTGGCTGGAGTACTATTCTTGATGGATTGATAAGGACTTTTTACCAACTTTCAGCTAGGGAGATATTGGCTGAGAGTGCAGGAATAACGATATTCGGTTTTTACAAAAACCCTCTTGACAAACCCGAATATGTGTGATAGTATATAAAAATATAGTGAAAATATCCGCTATAACACGATTTGCATCGATACGCTCTGTAAATCCGGGTTACAATTCAGAGTTCGAGTCTCTGATAGCGGTCCAAAAACCCGACTATTCTATGTAGTGTAAGATAAGCACACGTAAACTGATCGAGCCAAAGTGCGGTTATTTACGGAGTTGGTCAACCACATACAGGGAAGCCACATAGAATAGGCCGGAATTTTCTTTACATCATGGTTTTTATGTGCTATACTGTAGGTTTAAGTCGTAGCATAGATTTACATTAACAGTTAATGTTACACGAATATTTCCACTTGACAACTTCGAATATATAATATATAATGGGAATGGAGCGCACAGTTTCTGGTATATGCATAACTATAAACCTACAGTATATCACAGGAGTTGTTCAGTGTCAAGTGAAAGTTATCACCCGTAACTTTCATTTAAAGCTTGACAAACCCGACTATCTATGATAAAGCAGGTATATATATGCTAAATTAGGCGTGATGAGTTATTTTGGGCTATGAGTTATTTTGGGCGTAGTTCTGAGAATAGTCGGGTTTTGCAGAGGAAGGATAGGTAACTTCGACTATTCCTGTCATTACCTGTCATTACCTATCATTTCCTGTCATTTCCTCTATGCACTATCAACAAGCACATTTACCCACTTCGACTATTCTGGACCATTAAATAAATATGCTACAAAATGTAGCACTTTTTGAACCCCGAATTATTCTCCGATTCTGCTTGACATCTTCTAGGATTCTGGTATTCTATGTACATATTAATTCTTTTGATGAGGATGATGAGAGATGACGATGATGAAAAACAAAAACAGTGCTAAAAAAATCGAATCAGGCATCTATCTCTATCGTGGCGTTACGATATATCGTCATCACAATGTTCCACCCAAATACTGGAATGCATGGACCAGTAGAGAGCATTCTGATATGCGATCAAAATATTCTGGTGGAACGAAAAAAGAAATTATGCAGGGCATTGATTTAGACCTTGACATCGAATAAAACTCTGGTATACTTGTTGAACATGATTGATAACGATTCAACTACAGGAGATCAAAACACGATGAAATTTGACCGAAAAAACTTCAACTATCATGGTGGATATCTGATGTACGGTGACAAATTTGTTGCCCGGTTCAAACACATGAGGTCCAACAAACCCGGATTTCTTTCTTTCCTAATCAAAAACTTTTCTCCGGCTGAATACTTCGAGCGATATGATGCTGGTGAATCTCCTCACGGCATTCTTAAATCCAAAGGTTATGTTGCTGATAGTATCAAAAAATGGTTGCGTGATGGTGGATACGAAGTTTCTGTTGCTGGTTATGAGAAGTTTGTTGCTGATCAAGTTAATTTCAGAATGGAAGGAGATCAAAAATAATGAATGTTGAAAATACATTAGCAATTGATGATATGCATGTGTTGAAAGAAAATCTTGGAGTTTTTGGTGGGCAAGGAAATTGTGCTTTGGCTTCTGTTGCCATTATTACGAAAACTCCTATTAATCATGTAACGAATGTATGTAAAAAGCTTGGAAACAAACGTGGTAACTGGAAAGGATCGGTTTCTATGAACTTGCTACTGGAATTGATGAAACACTTCAATATCAAACATGAATCCCGTAGTTGGTTCTTTCGCAATAACACACTTAAAAAATGGGCTATGTGTGAAGCTGATCCGAACAAGAAATATCTTGTTGTTACTACGGGCCATGCACAGGTTGTTCAATCAGGAATTGTTGCTGATCAAAATAATACTTCTGTAATATCTGATTATAATGGACGTAACAAGAAACTCGTACATATCTTTGAAATTGTCTAATATATATAGAGAGGAACAACATGTTTATTAAACGACAAGTAGAAATCGAAACGCTTTATACGCTGTTAATTGGTGAATATACTCATAACTCTTACAATGAATACCGTGAAAAGTTGATTGCGAAATATGGTTATGATACCTTTCGTGATCTTCAGTGTGAATCATTCAAACTCATTTGGAGGCAATGATGATGTTATATAATTACGATACAACAGCAATCGCACACGACAAAATGTTACGAGACCAAGACCGAGCCACACTTCCAAGTTGGACCCCCCATATTAAAACAAATGAACTATATGATTTTTATTCGAAGGTTTCTTGTCATGCATACCACTGTGGAGAACGAGTATTAAGTGACAAGTATTTGAAGATGCAGTTAAATCTTGAACTAGAAGATAATGACGACTATGAAATTGTTGTTGATTATGATATATACGATTTCTCTTGACATCCATTTGGATTCTGGTATACTGATCTTGTTTTGATGATGTTGTTTAGATAACCTATTTTCACGGAGAAACTCTCATGACTTATTGTGCGCTTTGTGGTTCCGCTATTCTGGATTATATGTATTCCTCTGATATGGTTGCTGATCATATTGTACTGGATATAGAAGGTGATCTTGATTATATCGAACTGGCACATCGGTCTTGTGCTGTTGCTGATAATAACATGTCTGATCGATCTTATTGGGAGTATCATGTTTGATAAATGGATGAACATATACGAAGGTGACGAAGAACTGGAAGAATTTCTGGATGATATTTTTCGTGATGACCCGTATTTTGACTGGCATGATACTGCCGTTTCCAAGAGTGTTGCTATGTCAAATTTTGCAAGTGGTTGGAGTTCGTTTCCTGAACGTGGTTCGATGGATGTTCTAGAGGGCCGAAAAAAAGAACAACATAATTTTCACATGTGTCGTTATTATGCTGTTCTCGATCATTAATAATTAAAGGAGACATACATATGAAAGCATACAAATTATTTAGAAAATTACCTAATAATAAACTTGGACCAATTTCAACTTGGAACGAACTGGTGTACGATCCGAAATACATTGTGACACCTGCTGATGGTTGTGGACCGTTTACAGCATTCAAGAGTATTGATCATTTGTGTTTGTTCTATAACCTGATTGCGCCTACTTTGTCTAATAAGGAACAATCAAATATTGTTGCCTATGAAGTAGATATACGCAAGTCAAAGAAAACTGTTTTATATTTTACTGAATACGGATCGAAAACGTCTTGGACAATTGGACAATGCCCACCCGGAACTGTTATTTGTTCTGAGTTTCAGATTGTTGCCCCCGGAAATCCTATTGTAATGACAAATCCTATTGTGTTTCAGGATCGTGCTGATATGAAATATGTGGTTGATCGTTATATCAAATATGATTACAAAATTCATATCGAAGCCTTTGGACAGTGGGTTCCGATATCTTTGTCTAGTGCTGATAAGATTTTGTATGATCATAGTAACTCTGCTGTTCTACGTTTGGTCGTTAATAGTCATGGATATGTAAGTGGATATTTTGAAGAAAATGCCTTGACATCCACATAGATTCTGGTATACTGCTCTTGTTGTTAATGATTCTATTAATTGGAGATTATAACTGATGAAATACTCACCTATCAAACAAGCGGTTGCTAAGATTGTAAGTAAGCACTACAAACGAGCTAAGAAGACCTATGGGTTTGTTGTTGGTGGTGTTGATCTGGTTGCATCTGATCGTGATGGTAATTTATATGATCGTGCTGGTGTCAATATCAAGTTTGCTGGTAATGAAGAACAATCATTGAGCAAGTTTTCCAAGAAAGACGTTCAGGACATGGTTAACGATGCTATGAAGGCGATACATGCTAGTCCTAATGTGGATGTTATGAGCCTAGAAGTTGGTTTCTCTGGACGATACGATGGATACGAGTCTGTTCATGCCTTTCGTAACGATGAATTTGGTGACTCCTTTATTGAAGACTTTTATATCCCCATCTGGACATACAAAGATGGATATGGTGTTACTGCTGATCCAAGTGATTTTAAAGATTAATAACTTTATATTATGATATACGATTTCTCTTGACATCCACATAGATTCTGGTATTCTATGTACATATTGATGATGATATTAATTCTTTTGAGGATGATGATGAAAACGACAACAGCCAAAATTACCGACACTCTGGACGAACTTGGATTGGTAGTGAACAAACGAAATTGTGGAGTTGTGGCTATGGCGTATGTAGCTAAAAAGTCACTTGATGTAGTAACTTCTGATTTTAAGATTCTCTTTGATATGCCCGAACGATGGGATGGCGGTACTTACCATTCGGAAAGACTTCTTATGCTGGATTTTCTTGATGTTGCCGTTAAGAAGGTAGAGATGTCTGGTCGTAAATCGTTAAAGACTTGGATGACTAAACATGCTGATCCGTCCAAGACCTACATTGTTACTACTACTCGACATGTTCAAGTCGTTGAAAACGGTTCTTTGGTTATCGATCAGCGTGGGGTGAAACCTGTCAATGAGTATTGGGGAAGAGGCAAATTCATTAAAAACGTTCTTGAGGTACTGTAAACAATGAAAACTACTCGTGATAAAATACTTGATTTAGCTGTTCTTCAATCACAAATCAAAACCCGACTAATTTACATGGATTGTTCTGAGCCTGATAGTCTTGGTGATCAGTTGGCTCGGATGTCTTTGAGGCTTTCGTGGGCATGTCGAACATCTATTGAGGAAGCGTTTGCTTTGGAGTCTGAGGCACGAGAATTATTAAATAAGTGTGAAAAGAAAAGAAGGTTACGATATGACTTTTAAAAAAAGACCCGGTTACGTGAAATTCACTGGTGATTTCTCCAAACTCAAGAAACGTGGATATAAATTTCAACGACTGTATGCATGGAATTATATGTCATGGTCAAAAGGTGATTTAATCATCTGGAAACGTGGCACTGAAATCTGTTCTGGCGACCATGATTTATTCAAGTTGATATCTTTTCTCGAAACCAATCCACAGGTCAAGTTATATCCGAAGCTTAATGGAATGGCGATCTATAAGCTGTACAGTGACGTAAAAACAAACGAGTACAAGTACGCACCTTATAATGAAGAATCACAAAAGATTTATCTTGATGATATCAAAAAAGCTGTTGATGGCGACTTTGATGATATGAAACATCATACCAGTGTATGTATTGATCTTGATTTGATTGCCGAAGTAAATGCACTTGGATATGAATTAATTTATGACTTTTAACAGGAGATTATATTATGAAACCAGCACAATTGGAGTATTTAAAAAACCGTCTATATTATATTTGTGATAAAAAAGAAGGAGAATTGCACAAGAAATACCAAATCCCTAGAAAAAGACTATCAGCAAAACAGAAAATACGCATGATTCGCAATGGCACTGTGAAAATGAACAGCAACAAAAAGATTAATAAAATATTTGATGACTCGTATTGCTTTTCTGTTCCATTAGAGGATGTTTGGGATTTTTCTGCATACGAACAGGAAGCCGGATTCGAACCAGAATACCACAAAAAAATGAAGCAGATGAAAACTGCCAAACAAGCTATCATGGATGAAGTTATGCTTGGTAGTGAATCCGAAGCGTTAAAGATGTTAAAGAAATTCGAATCATAAGTTTTCTCTTGACATTTGATTTTATTCTAGTATTATGTATATATAAGATTAAATGTTAACCATCACTAAGGAGATATAAATCATGGGCTGGTCATGTACTGCAAAAGCAGGAGATACTCTTCGAAAAATGCAAGACAAATGTTATGCTAACTCTGGTTGCACCAATGTTTGGAAGGATGTTAAGGGAAATCGATACCTGTTTGAAGTTGGTGATGAAAAAGACGATGGGCGAATTACCGCATCCGTTTCTAAGTTTATTGGTGACACTAATTTTGTAAAACGTGCTGGATCAATTTGTATCAATCCTGATGGGACTGTTAAGAATGCTCCCAAATTCTTGAAAGGATAATGATGATGAAGAAATTGTTTATCACTTTACCAGCTACTGATGATGAAATACTCGATACATTTGTCGAAGTAAAGAAACGACTAAATCCAGAAAGCCTATGTAATGACGACAAAGCAACTTCAGCAGAGATTTGTAAAGAAGTTCTGATACTGAACAAAGCTTGGGAACTACTCGAAGAAATATTAGGTCGAAAGGTAACAGGTAGAGAAATCGAAAAATACGAATATGAAAAAAAGAAGGAGAATTGATTATGGAAAACGACCAATGTATTGATTGTGGCAATCAAAATCCTGATGATATTACATACAATAATGAATTATCAGGATTTGTTTGTGTGAAATGTCTTGATAAATATTGGGAATGTTTTGAATGTGGTGAGTTAGAAATAGATTGTAATTTTAATGAAAATGGTGAACCAGTGTGTTCTACTTGTGATGAATAGGAATATATCATGACGATACGAACAGGTAATTGGGCATGGGTAACAAACAATGAATTTGGACGGTGTAGTATTATTGACTCAAATGGTGCTGTTGTTGCGAAAGACGTTGACCATTTCGTTGCACGGGAAATTGTCAACAGTCATAATGTATTGATGGAAAAACAAAAACCAAACGACAGGCCAAGTCCATGTAATGAACAGAAATTGACCGAACAGGCTATATGTAGATTGGGATTAGAATTTAAACAAATATCAACATCTGATATGGATTCTATTATGTTTCCGAATAGATTTGGGAGAACTAAATGAAATTGATTGAAACAACAAAAGCAATGCGGGATTTCTATGAACAACATCTCGAACAGTTGGATAGAATGGCAGAGATGGATGATAAAACAAGACAGGCATATTTCAATGATTCATTCACAGCAAGGTTTAGTAAATTCCCACCAAAAGATTATTATAATTGCTTTATGTGTGATGCCAGTACTGAAATTTCTCCAATGTCTACCATGTGTGCTAATTGTCCATTAAGTTCCTCTAGACAAAATAATAAAGTTTGTCATGCTGGCGTTCGAAAAATCAATTTGAAAGATACCAAGGGAAACCCAACAGAGGATTATGGATTGGCAACTCCTGAATCGATTGCCATACATGCAGATTGGATTGCCGATCAAATCACCAAACACACAGATTGCAAGATGGTGTAAATCTATATAAAAAATAAATGTTGACATCGAATAAAACTCTGGTATACTTTACTTATGAATGACACGAAACCAAAGAAAATAATCAAACTCAAAGACAAATACGAACTTCTTTATCAAGGTACGGAACTGTTCGTATACGGCGATCCCAAGCTAGTCTGGACAATCCAGATGGTTGATGGTGTTCGAGCCGGAAATATGGGTGGAGTTGCTGTTGGTGTCAATGATAAATATATCCTGTTCAGACAAGAATCTAATAGAAAATTTGATAAAGATGTATGGTTCGTAACGCTTGATAAAGTCACTGGTGAAGAGAAAAAGCACTCTGAAAGACCAAGCCCGAAAATATACGGTAGATTTTCACGAATTAAACATGATTTTATTGACGAATCTGCTTGACATCGAATAAAACTCTGATATACTGTTTACATGATTGATAACAACTCACATTCTTCAGGAGATCAAGAAATGGAACTGCGAAATCAAGTAGCCGAAAATCTGGACCATTATTTCGAGATGATCAAACGCCGATACCTTGAATATATGAATCGAATGGGTTACGAGAATCAGATTCGAATTGAAGAAATGAATCTGAGTATGGGTAGACGATATGCAAAAATTAATATTTCTGGTTCGGTCCATTCGTTTGTTGATCTTGATAACGGAAATGTTTACAAAGCCGCATCATGGAAAGTACCAGCGAAACATGCAAGGGGAAATATTCTTTCCGACCAGCATGGAGAAGAAGCTATCGACAGACATGGATATCACATCTTCTACATGAGATAACCAAACATTTAACCGGACATTAATTGGAGACCAACTGATGGAAAAGACTCTAGCACAAGTATTAAACGAAGCAAACGAATCGGACATTTTACCGGACTTGATCGAAGTGGAATTGATGGGTGATGAACCTTCGGATGAAGAATTCCAAGATATCGAGATCGGGGAAGATGACTGGAATGATGAAATACAATTTGGAGATATCGAATAATGGCACATCGAGTAAAAGTATTCGGAAAGAATGGCGAACTAAAAGAGATCATCGAAAATCCAGTTACTCCGTGTGATGTTGATATCACTGAAAAGAATCTGGACAAGGTGCTAAACAATTATGATTTGTTTGGTGAGACTGATAAAAACTCCGATGGGTGTTCCAATACAATAGGAGATACTAAACATGTATAATAAATCAGTTTTCAAAATAAACCCGGAACAATGTAAAGAAGAGGTCGCTTGGGGGAATTGGGGTAGAGTTGCACAATGCAAACGTAAACATGTTAAAGATGGATATTGTAAACAACACCATCCTGATTCTGTAGAAAAACGAAGACAGAAAACTATGGAACACTATAATACAAAGGATAGGCAACATATGATTAATTTTTATGGACAACAGGCGATTGTGATTTTACAAAAAATCGCTACTGAACAATATGATGGCGATCCAGTAACGTTTGCAAAAGATTGGTTGAAAGAAAGAGAATTAATGAAATGAAATATTTATTGGAGTACACTATTTGTATTGCTTTAGCTTCCGCTAATTTTGTGTCGGCTATAATTCTGTTAATTATAGGTAATTATTGGATTTGTCTATTTAATGTCGTAGCTGGTATTTATATTGGATACGGTTGTATTGGCATGTACAAAACAAATGAAAAATATATAAAAAAGATTGACAACATCGATTTTATGTGATAGTATTAGTTTTAACAATGAATTTTAATAACCTTTAAAACTTATTAATCAATTGGAGGAAGCCATGTAAACTCAGATGCCAGTAACCTTCATTAGATAATCTAATGTTGCGGAACAGGAACACCATAAGAGGCGAAAAATGGATAATTAAAATGATAGAAAGATCAACGAAAAGACTTTAACCGGAGTCGCAACCAATGGTTAAAGTCTTTTCTTTTTTTTATATGTTTTCCCATCGATGCCCAATGATTTCTCTGTTACCAATTTAAACTGCAATCCATTCCTCTGACAAAATGCTTCAGCCGCTCCCCACTTAGATTTATTTGTTCTCCATGTAACCCAACGTTTCGTTTCTCTATACCTTCGCTTTCGTTCTTCTAGGTAAGTATCCTTCCTTGATGTCTTACGTGGTGGTTTAGTCTCTCTCAACGGCTTTACTTCCACTATATATCCATGCCCCTCTCTTGTGTATACCAAGAAATCTGGGAAGTATCTGTGCTTACAGTCATCCACTTCGGATATGTATGGAATATAGAATGGTTCCGAACACCATTTCTTAATAGAGCTAGAAGAGTCTAAAAATCTCATATACCGCAATTCCCAACCAGACCTATATATAATATTATTAACATCTCCCATATACTTATCTGGATTCTTTGGAGTAAATTTTCCTTGATGATATTTGCTCTTTTTCTTTTTCATAGTCCTAACGAAAGTTATAATTAATAAATAACACTTTTATAATACAAACCTACATCTAACTACTAGTTACTACTAGTAACTACTAGAAATAACTACTAATATAACTCTACAATAGTAGTGTTATATAGTGTGGTATTTATACTAACTAGTGGTTACTAGTAGTAACTAGTAGCACATATAACACAGTTGTTTAAAAAGTGAAAGTTACGGGTGCTAAGTAACACTTAACTTTCATTTCAAATATTATAGAAATGTTCTAAATGTGCATATAAATAATATACAAGCCATAATACTATTTATATACCAGAGAATCGAATACATATGCCAGAATTTAAAGATATAAAACCAGACCAGTCTACATCTCAACAAACTCCAGTGAGTTTGGAAGGTGTTAAAACTACAGCTAAATATCGAGAACATCCCATATATACATTTCCAGAAGATATATCAAAGGAAGAATATAAAGATTGGATGCGGTTTGGTATAGTTGAATTCGAGAACACAAATATAAATACGATAAGCGAAGTAGATTATGATCCTATAACAAAATCTAATCAGACTATACAACAACGAAATCCAAATGTGTTTAAATCACAAGTTGCTCCTAAGACACTTCAAGGAGAAAGACCAACTAAGATTAACAGACGAAATAAACAATTTACGGTGTCTACTGATATTGTATTACCTATGCCTAGTGCATTGAGTATTAATAATACTGTTGGATGGGATAATGCAGAGTTGGGGTTTGTTGGTGGTGCTATTCGTGGAGGTATTAACGTGAACGATCCAATAGGATCGATTACAGACTTATTAAAAAGAACTGATTTAGGTTCTGGAGTTGGTGGTAACATAGGAACAACATTATTATCTAAATTGGCAAACTTAGCGGTATCGTCTACAGGTGCTAATGGTGATGTTGTAAACGAAACCTCAAATAGATTTATATTAAACCCACACGCCGAAGTTAGATTTCAAGGAACAGATTTTAGAAAATTTACCTTTGCATGGAAGATAAGTCCTAGAAGCGAATCGGAAGTTATTAGAATCGCCAACATCATAAAACTTTTTAAGTTTCATGCGGCACCAGACTTAACACGAGATTCAACACAAAATTTCTTAGTGTATCCTTCTGAATTTCAAATACAATTTTTACACAAAAACGATAGCAACGGAACAGTAAAGGACAATCAGTTTTTACCTAAAATATCTCAATGCGTTTGTACTGATGTTACTGTCAATTATACATCGTCCGGGTTGTGGTCTGCATTTAATTCTGGTGCGCCAGTGGATGTAGAATTGAGTGTTTCATTTTCAGAGGTCGAAATCATGACTAAATCAAGAATTAACGAGGGATTTTAAATGGGATTTTCAAATAGATTTTTTGCTCAATTCCCAACATTGCAATATGATGTTACCGGAAGCGGAGAAGAAAAATTAGTAACAGATATTCTTAAACGAATACGTGTTCATTCTAATACATTAGACAATAAAGTTATATATGAAAAATATGAATGGGAAGATGTTGATAGGGTTGATATAATTGCTCATAGATTCTATGGCGACTCTCAATTACATTGGGTGATAATATTAATCAATAAAACATTGAACCCATTCTTTGGCTTTCCTATGTCACAACAAGAGTTAATAAAGTTTGTAAATAGTAAATATGGAAGTCTGTCAGATATCCATCACTATGAAAATGATGATGGCTTTCAAGTAAACTCTACTGAAGTTGGTGCGAATCCTATAACAAATTTAGAACACGAAACAACACTCAATGATGCTAAGAGGTCTATAAAAATACTCAAGCCTGAATTTATAACTGATTTTGTAAAAGAGTTTAGAACTCTTATAGGTAGGTAACAATGTCCTTTGGAAGATCAGCACACGAATATCATTTGGGAGTATTAGAAATAATTGGCTCTAATGAAACAGTAGACATAACAAAATTATTCCTTGAATTTAATATATATGAATCGCTGGTAGAAAACTCAATGACGTTTGATGTTTCTATTATAGACTCATTGAATTTATTTAAAAATGTCCCTATCATTGGTGGTGAAACTCAAATACATGTAATAATAAACTCACCCTTAGTAGATTCATTTTCATCATCAACCGATGATATTGATATGGTGTTTACTATATACAATGTATCGAATAGACATAATTACAAAGACAAAACACAGGCGTATGTTTTACACGGGATAACTCCAGAACGATTTACGGACCTACATACAAAAATAAATAGATCGTATGTATCGAACAAGGATAAACAACCAAATAAAATAGCAACTAATATATTTGATACATACCTTGATTCAACTACCAGTTTTGAATCAGAGGAATGTTCTAACGGAGTCAATGTTATATTCCCTTCACACTGGACACCCTTTGATGGTATCAATTGGTTAGCATCTAGAGCGAAGTCTAACGAACAACATGAAGGGGTTGGTTATAAGTTTTATGAAAATGCAAGAGGGTATCATTTCAAACCCATTGAATCACTGGCTACACAAAAACCAAAACATTTGTTAGTGTACGAACCATTGAATACAGATGCTAACGAGCTATCTGGTAAAAATTCAATAACAACATACAAGTTTGATTCCATGTATAACTCTCTAAATAATTCTAGTAGAGGGATGTTACACTCAAAATTATTGACACATAATTTAACATTGAAAACGGTTGACACTAATTCGTTTACATATGATTATACATTCGATGGGAAGCTTTCACATTTAGAAGATGGTAGATTATTCAATGCACAATTTAATCCATCAACGGTTGACCCACATAAACTATTTTTTATATGTGCATCGAGTAAAGTTAATGATGCAACAACTACCCCTATATTATCTCCAGAGCCAGATGTTATACAAAGGCGGGTATCACGATTACAAGAAACTAATAATATAAAAATTCAAGTACATTTACCGGGGAATACTACAATAGCTGTTGGTGATGTTGTGGAATTTTCTTTACCAAACAACGAACCACAAATTGATCCATCAGTATCTGATTCAGTTGATGAAATATTGTCGGGAAACTTTTTAGTATTGACAGTAAGACATAAGGTAGAGATAACATCCTATGTAACAGTATTAACTATAATTAAAGATTCATATACACAAACACCATTTACCGTCACTGTTGATAATGTTGTTAGTGCTAAATCAAATTCACCTAGAAGGAATTGGACGTAATGAGTACTGAAGCATTATACCCACAAATGGCATGGTTCACTGGTGTAGTCGAAGATCGGGATGATCCTCTTGAAATAGGACGGTTGCGGGTTCGTATAAATGGATACCATAATGAGTCAAAGAGTTTGGTTCCAACCGAAGACTTACCTTGGGCGCACGTCATACAACCTATAACAACTCAATCATTGGATGGTGTTGGTCGTTCACCAACGGGAGCTAACATAGGAACTAATGTTGTAGGTTTCTTTTCTGATGGTGCTGAATCTTGCCAAGAGCCTATTATCATGGGAACTATTGGTGGTATAAATACAAGTACGGGGGAATCCGATACACCAAGACTGGCCCGGTCAAAGGGTATTATTGATACTGATACATTCGAGGAAGTTTCGGGAAAAGAAATAAATAAGCTTGACACCATACTTGTTGATAAATTAGAAAATGCTACTACTGATAAAAAAAATAGGTTTGAAGAACCAAAACCAACATATGCAGGTACATATCCAAACAATCACGTATGGCAAACAGAAGGCGGTCATGTTATAGAAGTTGATGATACAGAAGGTGCGGAAAGACTTCATACATATCACAAGTCGGGTACATATGAAGAGATAGGACCATCGGGAGAACGGATTACAAAGATAGTGGGAACAGATTGGGAAATAATTGTATCAGATAAAAATTTATACGTGGATGGAAATTTCAATACCATTCTCACTGGAAACGAATCGGTAGTTGTCAATGGGGATTCTGACGTTACTATAGATGGTGGGTCCAGTGTATTAGTCAAAGGGAATTCAACTATAACAGTACTTGGGGGAACAACAATAACTTCGATAGGAGATATGGATGTATCAGCACCAAATATCAACGTAAGAGCAACCGAACAGGCAACGATAGATGGTGGTGGATTATTAATATTAAAAGGAGAAATTGTGACTATCAATTAGTCATATAAATAATATGACAGAAGAAAACGATCATTACTTACATCCTATGATAACAGATCATGATGTAATATCTAGCAAAACATACAAATCAAAAGAGCCATCTGGCAATTACTATGCAGATGCTATATTTCTATTACATAATGGATATGTATCTAACAGTGGAATGACAGTGGAAGAACTATCAGAACAATTACGATTAAAGGATGAAGAGAAGTCTAATGAAGATACCAAAGGAAGCCATTAAATTAGCATTCATTGGAAATGAATACCAGAGACATTATGGCAGTTTTATAATAACCAAACAGAATCAAGAATACCAAGAAAATTTAATCAACAATAAATACGCATTAATAAAATATAAAGGTAACAAACATGGGAATGCTTGCAGTTCGAATGGGAGACACCAATGATGGCGGTGGTGCGATCATAACAACTCTTCAATCAACGGTTCTTATAAATGGACAATTGGCTAGTGTAGTTGGGTCTGCAATAACTCCACACGTATCATGCCCAATACCACCAACTCACTGTGTAGCTACGGTGGTAACTGGATCATCAACAGTTTTTATTAGTGGTATTCCAGCAGTAAGAGTAAACGATAATGATTCGTGTAGTCATAAAAGAGTAACCGGAAGTTCAAACGTTTTTATAGGGTAACATGGTAGATAGAAGAAAATATAATCAAGGAAGACCAAAGGGAAGCAAGTCATCTCCGAATGCTGGTATACCGGGAAAGAAAGCATCGTATATGATTACACTCCCCAATGGTTATATGACAGTAACTAATAATTTAAGAAAATTTTGTAGAGAAAATTCTGTATCACGGGCTGGGATGTATCGAGTGTTAGATGGAACCTATGATTCGTGGCGACAATATGACATACAATATTTTGGAGGTGTGTAATGGCTGGATGTGAATTTCCTGCTGGATTACTTCCAGATTTATCTGGGATATTAAATTTAGATGAACTAAACATAGATGTATGTAAACTTATAGAACAGGGTGGTGCTTTTGTAAACCCCCTATCATCTGATATTTCAGATGGAATTGCTTCTATCAATACATCTAGTGCGATCATAACAACTGAATTGGCTGATCTGGGAAGTGATATCTCCCAATTAACAACATGGGAAGGTGCGCCGCCGGGTATTTGGTCATCACAAGATATGACTGATATTAAAACCGAGATGGAAGCAAAAGAAACTTGTGCGAATGCTAGAAAGACTTCTCAGACAAATTTGTCAGTAAAATTGGGAACAGATTTTCAAGGCCATACTGACGTATTATCAGGAGTTGACCTTACTAGTGGCATAACCCCAAATATATTTTCTAGGTCTGGTGTAGAAGATGCTGTAAACATCACACGAAAACAATTCAACAAACCAATAGTGGCAGAAACAGAAAATATGTTTAGCGGTCTCTATGATGGTGGGGATATATTATCAGCAATAAAAGTAGAAACTGATAAACTTCCTGTTGGGTCTGTAATTGCAATGGATGTGCAAAACAGAATATCCAGTGGAACGCCGGGAGCCGACAAAGCAAGCATCATAGCGGATATACAAAACTTAACATGTTTAGACGGCACAACAATAGATACTGGAATAACGGCTGTTCAAGCATTGATAGATAATGATGAAAATACATATACCGCATTAGCTACAGAATTATTAGCATGTATAAACGCAAACGCTGTAGTGGGTTGGATAAATAATCCATTCAAACTACCATTGTTAAATTGTGTATCATCCACAGCATTAAAAACATTAGCTGGATTATTATAAATGGCAGGATCAAAACTAAACAGAACATATAAAGATATCGATTTGAATTTTCAACCACATCCCGTTACTGGTGATGTTGTAAAGAAGACCGATGTAAATGCGATCAAACAAAGTCTTTCAAATTTGATAGCTACATCTCATTATGAATTTCCATTTGAACCACAAATAGGATCAACTATACATGCTCTATTGTTCGAGAATTTTAGTGATGTAGTTAGATTCGCAATACAAAACGAGATAGGGGTTCTGATAGAAAACTTTGAACCAAGAGTACAAATACTCGATGTGTTTATTAATGAAGTTCCTGATACACATACATTAGAAGTCTCTTTGGTATTTACTATAAACAATTCACCAAAACCAGAAACATTGGATATTAACTTACAAAGGATTCGATAATGTTACTTATACATATGAATGAGAATAACACAAAAAAAGATGTTGAAGACAAGATTAGATTATTTGACAATATGGACTACAACGTAAAATCATTGGCGATAGGATTGTTACCAAGATTTGATAATAACGAATTAAAGTTTGTTAGTATAGATTCAGAGTATGACAAAATAAAAATGGATACCCCACAAGGATCGTATTACATAAACAAAGAGTTGGGGGAGTATGTAGAATATGAATCAGTTGATAAAACGTTTATAAAAAAATTCAAGGTAAACTAAATGGCACACATAACACCATCGGATAAATTAAATATAGTTGATACAGATTTTGATAATATCAAACAAAATCTAAAAGCTTTTTTACAAACACAAGACGAATTCACAGACTATGACTTTGATGGGTCTGGTATGCAAGTATTATTAAACGTACTTGCCTACAACACACATTATATAGCTTTCTATGCTAACCTATTAGCAAACGAATCATTTATAGATTCGGCTGTAGTTCGTGATTCTATTGTATCAATCGCTAAACATCTTAACTATACTCCATCGTCTATAAATGCACCAACCGCCACTGTTGATATAAATTTCCCGGCGGTTACTGGATTGCCTCCATCTATCCTTATAGATAAGAACACAGTATTCAATACAACAATCGATGGGGCTATTTTTAAATATGTAACAACTGAATCATTTACTGTTCTTGAGTCTGGTGGCAATTACGATGCGGTTGCTGTTCCAATCAAACAGGGGTCATTGTTAAATTTTAATTTCACAGTAGATTTATCAGACCCAACACAAAGATTTGTAATACCAAACGCAAATGTTGATCTATCAAACTTTGTAGTCACTGTTCAAAACTCTTCTACCGATACATTCACAGAAGCATGGACAAAAGCAACTACATCAACAAATATTTCTGCAACCGATAAAGTCTATTGGGTTCAAGAGGTAGAGGATTTAAGATATGAATTAACATTTGGTAACGATATTGTTGGTAAGTCATTAAGAGATGGCAACATTTTAAAAGTAGAATATCTGGTTACTGACGGACCACTATCCAATGGGGCAAATATATTTACTGCTATTGGTAGCGTAGCTGGAGAAACATCATTCACTATTACAACAAATACATCTGCATCCGGTGGTGCTGATATAGAATCTGATGAATCTGTTAAGTTCTTAGCTCCAAAATTATTTTCAACACAGGGTAGAGCCGTAACTTCTTCTGATTATAAAAACTTATTACTAAATGAAAGATCAGATATAGAATCAATAACAGTTTGGGGGGGAGAAACAGAAGTTCCACCACAATTTGGAAGGGTATTCATTGCGGCAAAGCCATTAGGACAAATAACATTTTCTGATTTTGATAAAGCATCTATGGTTACATTCCTAGATAATTTAAACGTGACTTCAATACTACCTATATTTGTTGATCCAGAATTCACTTATATAAACATTATCAGTGAAGTGTTTTACAACGAAGTAACATTGACAAATACATTAGGAGAATTACAAACACAAATATCAGATGCGATAACAGATTATTTTGCAGACGATCTAAATATATTTGAAGAGTCATTTAGATATACTATTCTTACTAAACGTATAGACGATTCCAATACATCAATAATAAATAACGATACATCAATAACAATAGAGAAAAGATTTCAACCAACATTAAACGTTGCGGGAACATTCACTCTAGAGTTTAATAATATCATAACACCCGGAACATTGATATCTTCCCAACATGGTATTGGTGGGTTCTCCGATGTATTCATGGATGATCTAGATGGTATTGTAAGATGTTATCGAACTGTTAGTGGATCGAAAGTAATTTTATCAGAAACTGCCGGGACTATTGACTACGCAACTGGAACAGTGATTATTACTAATGTGGCATTCGAATCAGTCCCGGCAGGAGGTGTCATGAAAATTATTGTGACTCCTGCTAATAATAATTTAGAAGCAATTCGTGAACAGATTTTCACAATAGATTCTTCAGATGCAAATAGTTTAACACTTACCCTAACTAAAGATATTAAATAAACATGGCACCAATACATAGCCCACTTACTGAAAAAATATCCCTACAAGTTGCATCTAGACTTCCAGATTTTGTAAACACAAATCATCCAGAGTTTATTGTGTTCATGGAAAAGTATTATGAATTCCTTGAACAACAGGGAGAAGCTTATGAAGTAATTGGAAATCTATTACAATACAAAGATATTGACAAAACTATAGTTGGTGTTCAACGATTCTTCAATACACAATTTGCTATAGATATTCCTGACACAGTATTAGTTGATAAAGAATTTCTTATTAAGAATATAAGAAGTTTTTATAGAACACGAGGATCAGAAGAGTCATTACAATATCTATTTAGAATTCTATTTGATGATGAAGTTAGTTTCAGATATCCATCACTAGAAATTCTAAGAACATCTGATGGTAAATGGACAAGACCTATCTTCATACAAACATCAGATTTCCAAGATGTATATAGAACGATTCAAGGTAGATTACTTACAGGTAACACAACAGGCGCAACGGCGGTAATTGATTTAGTCATCAAAGTAGGAACAGGTCAAACACAATTCCAGTTGGTACATGTGTTTGGAACCTTTGATGCCGGGGAAACCGCTACGGCTACCGACATAGATGGAAATCCAGTTGTTATTACATTAGACTCTATGATAGATAAAATAAATATTACCAATGAAGGAAATTCTTATGTAATAGATGATCTTGTTGTATTCGATCCACCAACAACAGGATCATCTTCAATACAAGCGAGAGTGAATGCACTAACCACAGGAACTGTTACTTCATTAACAATCAATGCTGGTGGTTCTGGTTATTCTTCTGGAGAATATTTAACAGTTGATAGTACTAATATCTTAACTGATAACGAAAGCCATCCATTAATCGCTAAAATATTTAGAGTGGCACAGGAAGTAATAACTATCGATGTCACAAATCAAGGGGCTGGATATATAATACCCCCACTAGTTACATTTACTGGTGGTACTCCAACCACAGTAGCTGTCGCAGAATCTGTTATAAATAATGTAGGGAATGTGGTTGCTGTAAAAATTATAACCAATGGCGAAGGATACAATTCAGCACCAACAATAGGATTTACACCACAAGCTGGAGAGACACCAACCATAGTTGCAACCGCTACCGCAACGGTTTCTGGTGGTGCAACGGCTGGAGAAATTCAACAATTATATATAGAGAACCCCGGAAAAGGATATTCGGGTATACCAACCATATCTGATCCAATCGGAACGGCTGGTTCTGGTTTGAGTATAACTGTAAATACAAACGGTGTCAATGGAATAAAATCAGTAAATATTTTAAATCATGGAACTGGCGTATCTGTTATTCCCAATCCAAGTTTAGCTTTTGATGGAGATGGAACCGCTACCGCTACCGCTACAATTGCTGGAATGGTTATTGATGAAATAGGACTATGGACAAACACAGACGGATTTTTAAGTTCTGATAAAGTACTCCAAGATAATTTATTCTTCCAAGACTATTCGTATGTAATTAAAACTGGTATATCGTTTTCAACGTGGGAAGATGTTGTTTCTAGAATTACACATCCGGCTGGAACTAAAATGTTCGGACAGGTATCAACAGAAACTTCTATTGGAGTTACAGTAATATCCGTACCTGTTACAACAACGGATACTGAAATTAACTATATTCTCACTCCACCCGGAGAGACTATGGAAACAGTTGATCTATCAGTAAATGTAATTCCTATATTAACATTATATCTACGAGCAGAATTAAATAGTGATACCGAAGTTGGATTAGGAGCTACCAATAGATCGTTTGAAAAATATAAATTCTTTACTGAAGGTGGTGGTTCTGGAATAGATAGTTCTAGAACAATTCAATATCATTCTAACGACACAGTACGGAAATATATTGATACTCCAGCTAATAGAATTAATGATGGACTTGATACATACATTGAAGTCTTAGATTCTTTCGAGGATTTTGAAACAACATCAAGTCCCAACGTGACATTTTGGAACACTACTGCAACGGGAACAAGAGGAACAGAACAAACGGTAGTCGATGCTCAAACATTTAAATTTAGTGGTGCCGAATTATTACAAACAAATACTGTAACAGCATTATCAAAAACTAAAATTGGAATGTGGTACTACTCTTCAAGTACTGGAACCGATATAGATAATGACACTACAAACATAATAACTATTATAGAAAACACTGGTCTCAAAGGTGCTACAGTAACTATCAGAAACACATCTGGCTCTAAATATCTGGGAGCAAATAGTGATGCAGTTACTACAGACGATTTCGAAATAACAGAAGATACATGGTACTACATAGAGTTGATCGTTGATTCTTCTACATACGAATTTAAAATAAATGAACAAAGCATTAAAACAGGAACTATATCAGTTGCTCCAACTGCAATCGATAGACGAATAGTAGGACATTCTGGTGGAGATGCCGCAAACTTTATTTCATATATAGATAATTTACGAGTAGTTAGTAATTTTTAATCAAATTGTGCATATAAATAATAGATAACGAATAGTATTAAGGAGAATTAAAAAACATGCCAAGCATAGCAACAAATGATCTACGACTGTACAATGCAGAACAGTTTGTAGAAGCTTTTTCAGAAACAGGAAATGATACTTTTTATATATTCATTGGTAAGAATGATGCGTTTTCTGGTGCATCTGCTGGCGAATATATAAGAAATTCTGCAACAGTTGGAACCCCAACAAATATAAATTTCATCGATGGTGGTGGTGGAAATGATCAAATTACACTTACCGGAGCAACGTGGAACCTAACAACCGGAAATGATCTTGTTGTTTCGGATGCAAACACTCCAGCTAACGATGGAACTTATACAGTAATTTCCGCAACGTCAAGTACCATCGATATTGCTACAGGATCATTAACAGCCGATGCAACTGATACGGTTGCAACCTTAGAGCAAGATGTTGCTGATGAAACTCCCCCAATACCACTTGATACCATAGTTTCCGACTATATTAATGACGAACAAATGATAGGTATGAAACGGGCAACTGCTTCTGATGTATCACACGTAATACCAAGAGTAAATTGGACAAGTGGAGTATCATACACTCAATGGGATTCGGAAGTAAATGGTTTAACTATATCAGGAACTCATTATGTAATGAACTCTTCATTCCAAGTATATAAATGTATTGGAAATTTTTCTGGAGCAAATTCCACAGTGGAACCTACTGGAACTTCAACTGCAATCGTTGAAACGGCAGATTTTTATCGATGGAAATATATGTATACCATTGATGCTGGGGATGCTGAAAAATTCTTATCTACTTCATGGATACCTGTAAAAATAAATGCCACTGTTCAATCAGCCGCACTAGAAGGAACCATTGGTCATGTAAGAATTGATGGTGGTGGAACTGGATATGCTCCAGCAGATATTGGGGAAAGTATAACATTTGGTCTTGGACCGGGACAAACTATAACAACTCCGGCAGTAGCAACTATAGCCGCCGTTTCTGGTGGTGCAGTAACACGAATAAATATTACCAATGAAGGTGTTCCGGCTGGGTCTGATACAGGATATAAACAGGGATCAACCGTTACTTTTCCCGCTCCGGTTGGTGGTGGAACCTTAGCAACTGGAACAATCATGTTAGCTCCAACAGGTGGACATGGATCAAATGCCATAGAAGAACTTGGTGGCGTTTGTGCAATGGTAAACGTTAAACTTGTAGATGATGAAGGTGGATCGTTAGCAGTTGGTGACGATTTTAGAAAAGTTGGGTTGATGGTAAATCCACTAAACGCCTCTGTAAAAGAAACTGCAACCGTTGTATCGGGAAATCCTGTTGATGCATATACTGGAAGAATATTATATACAGAAAATAAAGTTCCTGTATTAAGAGGGGCAACACAAACGGAAGATGTAAAACTCGTTCTATCCTTTTAAATTATAACTCACAAAAGAAACTATAAATGACTGAAATAAACACAAATCAAAATCCGTACTTCAATGATTATGATGAAAACAAAAAATTTCATCAAATTCTGTTTAATCCTACTAAAGCTGTACAGGCCAGAGAACTATCACAGCTACAAGATATTCTCCAAAATCAAATAAAGAGAACTGGAGATTTTCTACTAGCTAATGGGTCTAAAGTTATTGGTGGAAGTACATATACAGATTTTGAAACGTTTAAATACATAAAAGTCAATGCAACATTTGATGGTGCCAATATTGACTTAACCACATATCCAGTTGGAAGTATAATTGTTGGGTCAACGTCTGGGGCGAAAGCTGAAATACTAAACACAACAATAGCTACTACAAATGATCCTGATACTATCTTTGTTAGATATCTATCGGGGGATTCCGTTACTGACGGAGTGCAAGGAATTTCTGTATCTGCATCTTCATCAGATTTTAGTGGGGCTGAAACAGTTACATTTACTGGTGGTGGTGGAACAGGTGCTAGTGCTGATTTAGTAATCAATGGGTCTGGTACAGTCGTTGGTATCGATGTAACCGCATCAGGAACAGGATACACTTCAATACCAACAATTGGATACACTGGTGGAACTGGAACATCATTAACAGCAACTGCAACAATTTCTACCTCTTCATCATTTTCTGCTGACGAAAGACTTTCTGATGGAACTACAACCATACAGGCTAACGTACAGGCTTCAAGCGAAATCCCAACAGGAAACGCATCTTGTTTTTCAGTGGATGAAGGAATATATTACATAGATGGGTTTTATGTTAAAAACGATGCACAATCTATACTATTAGAAAAATATAATAATACTCCTACCTTCAATGTTGGTTTCGATGTCATTCAAACAATAATTGATTCTAGTGAAGACAGTACCTTACTTGATCCATCACAAGGATCGAGCAATTTTAATTCTCCGGGTGGAGATAGATTAAAGATCACTCTTACCTTAATAAAAAAAGATTTAACATCACAAGACCTTGATGATTTTATACAATTAGTACGAGTAAACAACGGAAAATTAGAACAGGTTAAATCAGTTCCTCTATTAGGAGAACTGGAAAAAACTATAGCTAGAAGAACGTTTGATGAATCTGGTTCTTACACAGTAAGACCTTTTATACTATCTGTAAAAGAACATCCTTCCGACACAACAAAATTACGAATTGGGTTAGAACCGGGTAAAGGATTTGTTAAAGGTTTCGAACACGAAACAATCTCTACAACATTTTTAGATGTTGATAAAGCAAGAGACTCACAATTAGTTTCTAGTGGAAACACAATTGCTCAATATGGTAATTATATCATAGTACGGACAGAGGCGGCTGGTTCTACGTTTGATGGCATGTTCAATATCAACACACAAGAAACTATAAACCTGTATAGCGCAACGGCGGCTACCACACAAATTGGTACAGCTAGAATTAGACAGGTCGAATATAACAATGCTACAACACTCAAAGTATATTTGTATGATATTCAATTAACATCTGACACATTTACTAACTTAGAATCAATTGGACTTTCTGGGACACAGTATGCAGATGTCGCAGATTCTGGTAAAGTTGGGGATACCGTTGGTGGGGATGCTATCTTGTTTGAATCAGATTCAAACTCAATGATATTCAAAATACCTAATGATGTTATTAAATCTACACAAGACCCATCTCTTGCAACAAATTACCAATTCAGAAGATTGATATCAGGGGTATCCTTTGATGCTTCTGGTATTGCTTCTATTGTATTGTCTGGAACGGAAACATTTCCGGGTGCCAATACAACATTGAATGCATCTACCGAAGTTACTAATTTTCAAATTTTTGTAACAACGGCTGGTGCATCAGGATTTGCTGACGGTGATATGTTGACCGATGCACAGGTTTCTTCTATAGCTATCAATGTATCTGGAACAACAGCAACAATCGATACTACTGGAACAGCCGCATTCACTGGTGATGTTATTGCGACAATCCAGACGACAGCCGAACCAGTTAAAACTAAAACATTGGTTACAAACCAAAAAACAACAATCAATACTCCAAATATAAATGCTCAAGAGTATGATTCAATCACAAAATCAGATATATTTGCTCTCAAAGCAGTATATGATTCAACGGACGGTAATCCTCCTAGATTCACTATTGGAACCATAACAGGAACGTTCAATGTTGATGAATTAGCGGATCAAGCTGTATCTGGGGCGGTCTTACAGATAATTGAGGCCGTTGATTCATCTCATATAGATTTCATTGTAATTTCAGGAACACCAGATACATCAGGAATTATTACTGGTAGAGATTCGGGAGCAGTTACCGATGCAGTACCTCTAACATATACTCCACAAACAGACATAACAACTTCATACATCCTAGACAATGGACAGAAAGATAATTTCTATGATCATGGAAGATTACAGTTAACCGGAACAGCACCAACACAAACAGATATTGTTGTTGTATATGATTTCTTCACACACTCTGCCAGTGCTGGATATTTTTCTGTGGATTCGTACACAGGAATTGTGGATTACGAAGATATTCCAGAATATACATCTCCCGCTACAGGACTGACCGTAAAATTAAGTGATGTATTTGATTTCAGGCCAAGACGTGTTGATGGAGCATCTACAATTACTGGTGCAGAAATTCCAATCCCAAATACAAATATAACGGCTGACTATTCTTTTTATCTAGCAAGAATTGATAAGGTATATCTAGACAAAGATAAAGTGTTTGGTGTGAAGTCTGGTAACTCTGCTCTTGTACCATTAACTCCGGTAGACTTTCCAGATTCTATGACTTTATATGTACTTACATTAAATCCATACACATTCGATACAAAAGATTTAAACACAAAATTCATAGATAATAAAAGATTTACTATGAGAGATATTGGTTCTATGGAACAACGTCTTTCTAATTTAGAATATTACACCTCTCTATCATTACTAGAAGCCGATACAAAAAATTTATTAATATCGGATGGCGCAGGAAATGATCGATTTAAAAATGGTATTTTAATTGATGCCTTCAAAGGTCATTCAGTTGGTGATGTTAATGATCCAGATTATTCATGTTCGATTGATTTCAGTAACACAGAATTAAGATCACCATTCAATGTCAATCAAACTTCATTAGATCACGATCCAATAGATGGGGATGATACACAAAATCAAGTTACTGGTGATGTAATTACCTTACCATACAGTGAAGAACCATTTATTGTTCAAGCGTTAGCATCTAAATCTATATCAGTAAATCCATTCAATGTAACAACATGGAGAGGGTCATTATCATTAGTACCTTCAAGTGATATGTGGCACGACAAAACATCACTTCCAGATATTACTTTGAATCTTGCTGGAGAGATGGATGCGTGGGAACGATTGATTCCAGAATCAGCAACACAAACACAATGGAACGATTGGGAAACCAATTGGGCTGGAGAACAACGATTTGTTGGACAACAATTTTTAGGAAGAGTTCCTAGACCGGGTGGAGTTAGACCTTTTGGAATGCGACAAATGTTTGATCAAAGGTTAGATCAATCTAGAACTGGTATTAGAACAACAGTTGTTCCAGAAACTATCACAACAGAATTAGGTGATAGAGTTGTTAGTCAAGCAATAATACCATTCATTCGAGCATCTACCGTTGTTATTTCTGGTGATGGAATGAAACCAAATACTAGAATGTATCCATTCTTTGATGATGTAGATATATCTTCATTCTGTACTCCAAGTGGTGGTTCGGCTGGAGATGCAATATACACAGATTCATCAGGTTCTTTAAGTGGTCTATCATTTGCCATCCCAAATGATGCAACAACTAAATTTAGAACAGGTGATAGATTATTTAGATTGATCGATAATACAACAAACACTATTACAACTGCATCAACAACAGCCGAAGATATTTATCATGCGGCTGGAATGTTAGATACGGTTCAAAATACAATCGTATCAACTAGAGTTCCAGTTGTTAGATCAGAAACTGTAACAGAAGAACGACAGATAACAGAACGAACAACTAACACAATATATTATGATCCTCTTGCACAAACATTTTTGATTGATCATAACATATATCCTGATGGTATTTTTGTAAGTAGAGTTAAATTATATTTTGCGGCAAAGCCAACTACTACTACGTTGCCAGTTACCGTTGAAATTAGAAACACACAAAATGGATTCCCTGCACAACGAGTAGTTCCATTTTCTACAAAAACGTTACAACCATCGTCTGTTAATATTTCTGCCGATGCTACCACATCAACTGATTTTGTATTTGATGCTCCTGTATATTTACAACCGGGAGAAGAATATGCATTAGTGGTTCTTTCAAACTCCAATGAATATCAAACTTATGTGGCAGAAATGGGAGAACAAATAATTGGGTCTGATTCAAAAGTATCAGAACAGCCTTATGCAGGGTCTCTGTTTAAATCGCAGAATGCTTCTACATGGACTCCAATACAAACAGAAGATTTAATGTTTGAAATACATAAATGTTTGTTTGATATCACATCTAATGGAGTTGCTATATTTAAAAACCCATCTGTAAGTCCAGATTCAATTGCAGATGTTATACATACACAAGCACAATCAGTAGAATTTTCATCCAGTAATATTGCGTGGGCATACAAAGCAACTACTAATGGTGGATCATTAGATTCGGCATTTATAAATTTTAACGTAAACACAAATATCACCATGCCTGTACAAAAGGAAGTAAACACAACTGTTGGTGCATTTGTACTACGAGCAACAATGAATTCTGGGTCACAACATATATCACCTGTGATAGACAAAGAACGAATGGGGCTGATTACTGCCGAAAATATAATAAACACAACAAGTACGATTGTAAATATTACTCCAATCACATCTGGAACAGTTACAACCATTGATTATAACGATAATGGGGCTGGAGTTCAAGATAGTATTGGTATTAATGGTGGTGGAGTGTGGAGTACGGACTTAACAAGAGGTAGTGTGTTGACAGTGTCAGGATCGGTTGCTGATGATGGATCATATGTTGTTGAATCCGGTGCTGGAACGGATACTATTACTTTGAAATTAGGAGAAGCATTATCAGGAAACCTAGGAGAGGCTCCACCAGCCGCATCTGGAACATTTGATACAGAAATTGGACCGGGTGGAAATGCTGTTTCTCGATACATCACACGAAGAGTTGTTTTACAAGATGAATTTGATGCTAAAGATTTGAAAATATTTCTAACATTAAACAACATTAATGGCGGTAGTGTGAAAGTATATTACAAAGTACTATCCTCAGACGATCCAGCAAACTTTGATGATAAAGATTGGACATTGACAACACAAACTACAGCATCAACGGTAGTATCAGATACAGAAGATGATTTTAAAGAGTTTGAATTTACTCCAACAACCTCACCAATAACATATACAAGTGGTGCGGCAACCTATAACACATTTAAAACCTATGCTATTAAACTGGTTATGCAGGGATCGACTACGAACCCACCAAGAATTAAAGATTTACGTGTAATAGCATTAGCAACCTAAAGGTATATTAATGAAAAATTTTATTAAACTAGATAACGATTCTGATTTTGTTCGAGACCCAAATTCTAAAGCATTATTAAGTAATAATTTAAAGGCTCTGGAAGCAAGTAAAAAAAGAAGTAACCGAGAAAATCAGATAAATGGTGATATAAATAATATGAAAGAAGAAATAAATGAAATTAAATATATACAACAAGAAATACTAGATATAGTAAAAAAATATAATAGGGAAAATTAATGGCAATTGCAACTACAACAATAGACGATACCTTTGATCAATGGAGAAGAAACACTAATTCAAATTCCATTAATATTGGTGATATTGCAACATTAAATGCTGTTTTTTCAGCTACTGATCTTGTAACTGCTATTAATAATATAGCTTCTGGTTCTGGTAAATTAAATATACTAAATATAGATTCTGATGGTGTGTATGATTCAAGTCCCGGCGCAAACGAAGGAATTTGGTTTCAGTATGATGATACCGCTCATATTGGATATATTGACACATTCCTTGCAAATACGAATACAACTCTATCATTCGGTACGACTAATTCAGCCGATGCAATTGTTACCGAAAGATTAAGAATTGATAACAACGGAAATTTTGGTATAGCAAGTTCAGATATTGAGGCATGGGGAGCAACATATAAAGCATTAGAATCTATCGATTCATCTCTTTATTATAATTCAGGAGCAAAATCTGTTGGGTTAGTTTCAAATGCTTATTTTGATACTACATGGAAATATAAGACAGGAACAGATACACCCACTCTATTAAATAATTCTGATAGTGGGTTTGGATTATTTACTGCTCCAGCAGGAACTATTGATACCACAATCACTTTTCTTGAAAAATTAAGAATAGACCAAACACAAATCTATTTTAATTCTGCACAGGAAGATGCTAATTTTCAAGTTGATTATGATTTAGGTCGTGCATTTTTCATAGACGGCGCAAGCGGTGTTGCACAATTTGATAATCCTTTGATAATGGGTGCAAATGGAACCGAAGGTGGTGAAATAGTATTTGATCCGGGTTCGAGTGAAACGGCACAAACAAAAACATTCGACACTGCATCTGATTCATTTAGATTTCACTCAAATGCAGTAACTTTGTTTGGTGTCAATATTGATAGAAGCGCAATTCATTATGGTGGATTAGTAATAAATGAAGATGGTTTAGATCAAGATACACGAATTGAAGGATCAACATTACCAAGTTTATTTCATGTTGATGCCGGGAATGATAATATAGGAATCAATAATGCAACACCAAACATATCCTCAATTGTTGATATAGTATCAACTACAGAAGGAATATTAATTCCAAGAATGACAACAGCGCAAAGAGATGCAATTTCATCACCAGCACAAGGATTATTAATATACGATACAGACTCTGACAAATTTTCACAAAGCAATTCAACTACATGGACTGATATTGCAACAATAGATGATGTTGTCGCACTCGCCATAGCACTAGGGTAATAATAAAAGGAAAATAATAAATGCCAAACGTATTTAAAAATGAAACAGCTAGAAATGTTTCAACTGCAACGACAATATATACAGTTCCCGCATCTACTACTTCAGTATGTGTTGGGTTTACCATAGCTAATGTTGATGCATCAGCAACCATAAATGTTACTGCATTGGTTACTGCATCTGCTCTGGAGTATAATATAGTAAAAGATACTCCCATATTAAAAGGAGCATCATTACAATTAATATCGGGGGAAAAACTTGTTTTACAAACGGGAGAGTTAATTGAGGTATCTTCCACTGGTGGAAATTGTGATGTAATACTCTCATTCATGGAAATCACATAATATGCCACAAAGTAAAATACAATTTGGTGGACTGGAAGACGGAACAGCAGGAATGACTTTGTTGGAAATAAATACAGCCACAAATAATTCATCCGTAGTATTTAACACAATACCAAAAATATTCAATAGACTACATATCGTATTCGAAACAGTAACGTTCAATACTGACGATACTTTACTACTAATGCAATTTGATTATGGTGCTGGAATGATAACAACAGGATATCATAGTTTTGTCCGAACTGCTGAGGATACTAGTGCTTTTAATAATGACGTTGGGGCTACTACTTCAATGCAATTGGCAGGAGACACGACGGCTACATGGGGTATTGGAAACCTAACCAATGAGGGAATATCCGGGGGAAATATTGATATTTTTGATGCACAAAATTTTGGTGCATATACAACGTATAGATCAAATATAATATATACAAATAATGCAAATTTCGAATCAAGGGCTTGGGGAGAACAACAAACAAATGGAGCTATTGAAGGTATAGGTATTGGACCACCATCAGGAACATTTTCGGGATCATTCAAACTTTACGGGATTATTTAATGGCATATATAGGACCAGAAGTTGTCACTGAAATTCATGGACAATTCACAAAACAAACATTAACACCAAATGGTGCTAAAACAACGTTCACACTTGATAACGAAGTTGCATCTGCATCTAGTATTCGGGTTGTATATGGTGGGGTTCCACAAGAGCCGGGGTTAGCGTACACAGTTGCAGGAAATACTATTACATTTACATTTGTTCCAAACACTGGAATTATATTGTATGTAATATATCTAAATGACAAGGTGCCAATTGGCGTTCCCGGTGATGGAACAATTACCGAAGCTAAATTAGATACAAATGCCGTTTTGCGTGGTGGTTATATACACGGTCTACAGCTTGGAAATAATGTAACTAATCCCACAAATGATATTGATATTGGTATTGGGGAGTGTGTGAGTGAGGATGGAACTACAAATATGGTTCTATCTAGTGCATTGATTAAACAGATAAATGCAACTTGGTTAGCAGGAACAAATCAAGGTGGGTTTCCTTCTGGATTGACTGGTGGATTAGTTCAAGATGATACTTGGTATCATATATTCGTAATCAAAGATACTAATTCTGGTGTTGTTGATGTCGGGTTCGATGCATCCTTAACAGCAACTAATTTATTGAACACATCAACTTATGATAAATACAGAAGAATAGGTTCTGTTAGAAGAGAAACGGCAAGTAATAATCAATTTTTTCAAATTGGAAATAGATTTATGTATGATACTCCAATTTCAGATTTAAATGGGGTTCCTCCCACAACAAGAACACTACAGACTATTAGTGTACCAACTGGAATAAACGTTGAGGCTGATATTACATACTATGTGCGAGTCACTGATAACGGTGAACATTATTGTTTAATATATAACCCATTGTTAGCTGATACTCCACCATCACAATCATTGCATACAATGTCTGCAAGGGATTTTTCATCAATAGACATGGATCATTCAAACAAACTTCTGGTTACAACTGATACCTCTAGTAGAATTGCAGAACGAGTATCGGGAACCATAAATAATAGAAGAATTATCTGTCATGGATATATAGATAATAGAGGACAACTATAATGTCATACATAGGACCAGCACCAAAATTTGGTGCATTCGAAAAACAAACGTTAACTCCAGATTCAATATTAACTACATTTAATTTAGACTTTCAAGTACCTAATTCTCAATCAGTAGTTGTTAGTTATAATGATATTATTCAAGAACCGGGTGTTGATTATGATACTGGTGGATCAACAATAACTTTTACATTCACTCCACAAACTGGAATTGTGACATGGATTATGTTTTTGGGGTCATCATTAAACTTATTAGTTCCTGCTGTAGATTCAGTTTCTGAAAGTGCATTGAAATCAGAAGCTGTTATGAAACGAGGATTTATTGATGGATTACAATTGGGAAATACGGCTGGGGATTTAATCAACGATATTGATATATCAATTGGAGAATGTACCGACAGTTCTAATACAAACAATATGATATTAACAACCTTGTTGGCTAAACGAATCGATGCTACATGGGCAGTTGGTACGGGTAATGGTGGATTTCCCTCTGGACTTAGTGGTGGTTTGGTTCAAGACAATACTTGGTATCATGTATTTTTAATAAAGCATATATCTTCTGGTGTTGTTGATGCCGGGTTCGACACATCCTTAACAGCAACTAATTTATTAAGTGATTCTTCATATGATGTATATAGAAGAATAGGTTCTGTTAGAAGAGAGGTTGGATTAAATAGACGATTCATTCAAATGGGAGATTATGTTTATTATAGCACACCTATACTAGATTATGTTGGGCCGTCATCAACAACAAGAACAAATAGAACAGTATCAACACCTATTGATGTTAATTGTGTGGCAACCATACTACACATAAGCAACCAAATAGCAGTCGGGACTCAATATGGAATAGTTAATAATCCAGACCTTTCTGATATAACTCCCTCTTCAACGGTACGAAATACATTGGTGGTTGGAAATGATGTTGGGGGAATAAATACTATTGAAATGTCGGTGTTGACTAACACAAGTTCTGAAATAGCAACCAAATATACAAATACTTGGAATAGTAATATATCCACTTCTGGGTATAAAGATTTTAGAGGAAAACAATAATATAACTGATTGGAGAATCAAATATGAGTGATGATAAAAGAAATAAATTAAATGACACACAGGATATCGCAATACAAGTAATGCAAGGAGAATTGAACAATGCTACTGCTACAATTATTCAATTAAAAACCCAACTAATAATTGCCAACAAAGAAATAGAAGAATTAAAAACACCAACCGAGAAAAAAACAGAATAAATGGCTATATTAAATCTCACAATTGATCAAGGGACTACATTTGAAACTGATCTAACTATAAATCAAGATGCTACAACTCCCTTAGATTTGACAGGATATACTTTTCGTTCTCAAATGCGCCGACATTATAGATCAGTAGCAGTAACAGAAACCTTGACAGTAGCAATTAGAACTGGTGTATCAAGAATAACTCTCGATGCTGGGGGTACATTATATACATCGGCTCCGGCTGTTACTATAACACCTCAAGGGGGCGATACTCCAACCATAGTAGCAACCGCTACCGCTACGATAGATTTAACAACCGGGTCTGTAACTGGAGTTGTTGTGGATGAACCGGGAGTAGGATATACAAACATACCACTAATAGGATTTACTGGTGGTGGTGGATCGGGAGCAACCGCAACGGCTGTTCTAGATGTTACTGACGGAAAAATAAAAATATCATTAACGGATACACAAACATCTGCAATAAAAGATGGAAGATATGTTTATGATGTAGAATCTATTGCACCAACTACATCGAAAATTGATCGAGTAATAGAAGGAAGAATTCTTGTAACTCCAGAAGTGACAAAATAAAATGGTTAAAGTTGTAATCGATGATACACAACCAAAGCAACGAGTTGTTGTAACAGACAACGACAAAAAAATAACAGTTAATAGTACACAACCAAAAGAAAAAGTTGTAACTGGAACTGTTGAAAAGAATGTTGTAATTGATCCGGGTCAAGAAAAACAACGAGTCGTAACCAAAGAAGGTACTAAAGGAGATATTGGCCCACAAGGGCTTACTGGCCCACAAGGTCCAATTGGACCTGCTGGGGCTGATGGTTCTGATGGTGCTATTAGTATTGTCGATGTAGATACACTTGAACTCGAAATGGAATTCATATTATCCAACCTAACAAATTTCAAAGAAACAATATTTACAGATGGACTTTTAACAAATCTATCAACATATACAACACCAATAAAAACTACAAAATTATTCAATAAAGATTTTACATATGTAGCTGGGCAATTAACTCAACTCGTATTAACAAGAGTTTCTGATTCAGCAACATTAACAAAAGAGTTTACATACAACATAGACGGAACTTTAAAAACAATCAATACTATATAGGAGTATCATGTTCAATAAAATATTTGCAGTTATGTTAATCAGTTTGTTTGTATTTACAACAAACGCAACTTCAGCAACACTTCCACCTTTTGTACAATCAGTAGTTACTGATTATGATTTAACGGCTGGTCCTAGTTACACAAATGGATTTGAAGATATTGCTTCTTTTAGTAATTTCTATATCGTTCCCCAAAATAATCAAGGAACGGCATCACACACATTAGAAGCTACTACTGTTTATGAAGGAAATTTCTCACACAAAGGATATCAATACGGGGCTAATCCACTTCCTGCTCCCGGTGGAAATACAAATCACAGAGCATATCCTACAATCCAAATGATGAACGATCCTTTTGGTGTTAAGAATACTGCTGTAGTTGTAGATTTTTATGTGAATGTTGATATTGATATTACAAATGTTGCTAATAAAGATTGGGTAAGCTTGGCTACTTTTTCATCATATAGTGATATATATTGGCCTCATTCTTATTTGGTAAATATAGATAAAAATTACAAAATGCATTTTCAACATGTTCCTGTTCACAGTGAAAATGCTCCTGATATTTACCATGATTCAACAATATCTTTTCCAAGAAACCAATGGGTACGAGTTACTGTATATATAGATTACACTACAAATAATGTTTATAACTCACCAGTAATTGCACTTTGGCAAGATGGTGTACTTGTATCAGCATCAAAATTTAATCCTCAAATTGTAGGGTCTGCATATCTTCCAGAAGAAATTCCCCCTTGCGCTGTTGGTTGGGATGGAATTGATCATAACTGGTTAAATACTCAATGTAATTTTACTTATCCTAACAATGGTGGGTTGGCTCAAATGCATTTTGGGTTATATACTCCACCTCTTCAATCCACTGGTGCTATCTATAATGACAAATTAGAAATTATAGAAGTAATAAAAAACAATAAATAAATGGCTTTACAGTTTGACATAAATCTAACTGAAATAGATGATGCGGATACAACTACCAATTGGGATGGTTTCCGGTGGACTGGTACTGGTCAATTCGCCGGAGTAGTTCAAGACTTACAAGTTAAGTTTGAAGGTACTGCCGCAAATGCGGTTAAAGCCGCCGGAAACAGTTGGAAAACAGGACTTGGGTTTGATTGGTATACCTCGACTGCTGGTGGAACAAAAACTGCTAATACCGTAGTGGATATGACTGCCACTGGAAATGAATTATTAGGAACGATAATTCAAATGCTAACCCCTGCTGTAATGTTGACACGGGCGGCTGGTGGACTCTTTATGTGGGTTTCGTCTTCTACAGAAACAACTGGCGCACCAACTGATTATTCTGAATGGTGGATTGGTGGGTCAGATGTAGGAACAAACGGCTGGAAACAAGTACTTATAGATACAAGAAAGGCTCCGTCATTTACAGCCGGAACAGGAACTGCTGTAAATATTTCTTCTGGTAGCACATCAACAAATGAAATTACAACAACAGCATCTCATGGATTCTGGACAGGGCAGACGGTTGTAATTGCGAGTTCTGATATTGCAACTGCTGGTAATACCCCTGCTGTTCCTACAATCAATAGAGCAGACTGGGAAATACGAGTCACAGGAGCAACTACTTTTGTAATTGTTAATGACGATGGAACGGATGTTATTTTATCTAGTGCAGGAACAACGGTTGGGACAGTTACTCCAGAAGGTGCCGATTTAACAGCCGTGAGGCGTTTTGGGGTTGGTGTTAGAAATGTTGCGACTGTTGCCAATGTTAAAGCTGAAAATACCTTTATGGATATTTGTTTTAATGGATTTCCTATTTATGAAGTTACAGACGATGCAATAGGTGGTGCGACAACTGCAACGTGGGAAGATTTTATTAATCATTCGGAGGGGGCTAATAATGGATTGATTGAACAGGCTTCTGGTGCTGTTCTGTTTGGTTCAGCAATAAGATTTGGCTCCGACACTCAATCGAATCCTTTAACATTTCTAGATACAATTCCATACAGTATTATCTTTAAACGGTATTTATATTATGGCGGGGCAAACCGAGCATCTGTTCTCCATCTTCTAAATTATGAAGACATATATTTCATTGATGCTCAAGGTGCTTCCGGTCAAACTACATCGGTTGAAATGGGTGTTCTAGTTGGAACAGGAGATGATAGAAAAGGTGTTAACGGACCAAGATTTTTAACAGAAGACCCCGGAAATCAAACTTATACCGTTGATTTCGCAACTGATATTGCTCATTTATCTTCTGTCAACTTTTATGGAGCGGAATTTGTTGGAGCGAGAGAAGGCATCTCGTTTGATGATAGCACAAAAACCACTCTTATTGATACTACATTCATTACTAACGGAAAAATAGATGTTGGAACAACTAGCAACGGAGCAGAATTATTTGGGGGTACTTTAATCGACCCAAACGATAGAACAAACGATCAAAATATAGGACTACTATGGCCCGGAACAACTACAAATATTTCTGATATGACAATTGTTTCAACTGGTGATCCATCAACTCAAACTATGATCGAGTTTGCCGCCGCCGGGACATATACGTTTGACAATATAAAATTCTTTGGTGAATTTCCACCAATGACTAATGATGTACGGCAAATTTTAAATAGTACGACAGCGACAGTCATAGATTCATATGGATATTTAAATGCTGATAACGATATAATATTTCATAATGGAACGACACGGGGAGTTGGTCAAGAATTTACTGGAACGGGAGTTGTTGTTGATGCATTACAAGTCCTTCTAAAGAAAACTGGCGCACCAACTGGAAACATGGTTTGTAAAATTTATGATTCTGATGATGCTACCCATCCCAATGCAGAACCAACAGGCGCAATTTTAGCAACATCAAATGAGATTGACGTTTCTAAATTAGGGACAGGATCAAATGCAGTACAATTTTTATTCGAAGATGGGTTTGTTCCTACAAACACACAAACATACTTTTGGGTTATTGAAGTTCCAGCAACAGGTGGAGATGTTTCTAATAATATAACAATGAGATATGATGGGTCTTCTTCATCTCATGCAGGGAACGCAGTCACGTGGGATGGAACTACATATGTTGCCCAACCAGTTGATGTCCCCTTTCTATTGACCTCTGGAGGAAAAGTTATAATCAATTTAACCAATGGATCAAATGCAGACGTAAACGAATCGTTGGGTATTGATACATATCCTATTCCCGTTGCGCCCGGAGCAATAGATATAAATAGTTCAACAGTAATATCTTTCACTGGTTTGAAAACAGGCTCAGAAGTTAGAATATTACAAACAGGAACAAATACAGAAATAGATGGAATAGAAAGTTCAGGAACCACATTCAATCATACTTACGAAGCATCTGGCGCAACCAATATTGATGTGGTTATATTACACGAAGATTGGAATTATGAATTTATTGATGATCTTCCAAGACCAGCAACCGATTCCTCTATACCAATTCAACAAAGAACTGATCGAATATTTAATGATCCTACAGGAGTATAACATGTACAAACAATCGGATGGAATAATTGCAATACAGCGAATTATAGACAAACACAACAGAGATGCTAAGAACGAAAATAACATAAATAATAACAACGACTGTAATGTATATCGTGGTGATGTTCGTGATTATTTTAGCGTTGATTATGCTAGAGATTGTAAAGATATACATGAAAATATGACAACTGATGGAATAACTTTAAATGTAGAAGAATTTAACGCATTTATATCAATGTTGGTAACAAACAATATCATTATAGAAGAAACAAAAAACTCATATATTTTAGTACCAAAAGATTACACCTAAAGGAGAAATAACTAAATGGCAATTGTAAATGATCTTGATCGTCTATCAAGACATCAGGTAATATACAACACATCAAATCAATTAATTTCATTGGAGGCAACTGGCGATCTAATAGATGCTGGTGGAGCTAATGAGATGTCCGGTACAACTGGATCAACGGCGGCTTCGTTAGTTTTTACAGTTGGATCAGGGAATCCAAGTACTGCCGGGGTAGTAGCTAATGATATTCTTTGTATTCATGAAGGACCGGATGCAGGACATTATGTTATTGCATCAGTAACCGCAACCACTGTTACAGTAAACACTACAGACCAAGATGGAAACACAATTGATCGTGGTTCTGAATTAACAAACTTTACCGCTTTTGGAACAAATTCAAATCTATCATGGGATATTCGTTCTCCAAATGAAACGGATGGTCGCCAATTAGATACTGGAACAGATGGTGCAACAACTCAAGGTGGTGGAGACACAGGAACATTTACTTCTGCATCTGCTCTATGGACAACACAGGGAGTTTCGCCCGGAGATATTTTAGTTCTCTCCGATACAACAGATGCTGGAGACTACGAAGTTACTGCAATTGCTTCTGATACTTCAATGACAATTACACCAGATTTTCCAAACGGTGGTCAATCAAGTGCAACTTTCACAGTCACTCGATACAGTTTATTAGATGGTGTTACAAAACAGGCACTATATTCATATTCTAAAACACAATGGAAAAAAGATTTAGACCCATTTGTAACAGCCGATGATCTTATCAGACACGAATTCCCATTTGAGGGAATTACTCGTGAACAGATGGAGCTTGGTGGTGGTTCTGCTCATGCTGATTGGGATTACTTTTCAGAGCGAACACGAAGATTGGTACGAACTGGTGGGTGGGCTTCTAAAGATGCAACCAACACAAACGAGCGTGAAGATACCGGAGTTATTACATTGGGTACGTTGCCCACAACTACTCAAGTTTATTACCAACCAGTGTCGGTTATTACAACAAAGGTTAATTTTGTTTTAACTGGTCCGGTGAATCAGGCCATCAAAATTTTTGAGGCTGGGTCAACAGAGTTTGGTGGAACAGATAATACCCGAGCATTTTTGAAATTGTTTGCTAGAGCGAAAGGTCAAACTTATGCTGGATCACAGATTTCAGATATTGGTGTATCTTCACTAGAAACAATCGTAAACAGATTTCCACTTGCTTCTGCCGCCGATCCCGCTATCGTTACTTTTGATGGTTCATTGGAAAACGGAGAAGCACCTTGGGCGACAGTTGACACAGTTGGTTCTGCTGAAACTTCAAAAGCTTTTACAAATAATCTTGATGGTACAGCAACAATTACTGCAACTCAAGATTATACTGCAACCGATTTAGCAGTTGGTGATACGATTGACATTACTGCTCCAGCAGGTCATGCTGGACGATATACAGTTTCAGGAAATATTATTGCCGCAGGTTGTGATATTAATATTCTTGAAGATGGTAATACTCTTGGAGATTTAACAGTCACTCTTGACTTCCAAGCGTATTCGACAGTTGTTGATGTAACAAATGCTTCTGAAACAGATGGTGTTCTTGCTGATGCTACACCATTTGATGGAACGAGAGGAACATTAACAACTACAACAGGTAACTTTACAACTGCTGGCGTTGCCGCAACAGACTATGTAAGAATTACTGCTGGTACTGGACCAATTGGAGTTTATAAGATTGTTTCAGTTGATTCTGCTACAGTTCTGACTCTTGATACTTCAGACGTAACTGGTGGATTCACTGGTGAAACTGGTATGACCTTTGTAGTTGTTGGACCGGGAATGTATCTCCAATACAAAAATGAAGATATTGCTTCTGTTGTTCCGGGTAACACTAGCATCAACTTTTCATCCGGTACAGGTGGTGGTGGTGAAGATCAAATAACAACTACTGGTGGTACATGGGATGCAGGAATTGGTCTTGGTACTGTTATTACGGTTGCAAATGCTGAAGATGCCGCAAACAATATTTCATATACCGTTAAAGCAAGAACATCTGCAACAGTTCTAACACTAGCATCAACCGATATTGTTACTGCTAATGCCGCAGACACAACAGCAACCTTTACTGGTAAAATCAATTTTGTAAGAGCAGTTGGTTCTGATTCTTACGGATTCAAATGGAGATTATTTGGTAATCAAGGATTAGCTTCTGAATGTTTTGAATATGTTCAAAGACGACTTCGAGAAGCCGCAAATATTGATGAAGGTGGAAACGTAACAGAACTTGGTAATGGTGACGTTGTTGATCTTCTAATGTCTTTCACTTCTCCAAACGGTATTGGTCTGAATATGATTATTGATGACCTTGCTATTGCGGATGTTAATAACGTGACCTTCAACGATAACACTGGAACGAACAGAGTATTCCCATTCGTAGCTGGTGGAACAATTCTTCCGAACATCAACTTGCAAAATGATTCTGATGCGGAATATACAATGTTCTTCACTAATGCAAATGGTAATCAGTATTCAACAGTTGATGCTATCATTGTAGACAACAATTCTGGAGTAGATATTGCTGGCCTAGTTGCCGCATCGAGTTCAATTGCATTCGATTTCGATTATGATGGTAACGTTCAAGGTGGTAGAACATCAGCAACAAACGCACCAATTACTCTTGTAGGAATTGGACTATCTACCGCACAATTCGTTATCGTTACTGGTACTATTACTAGATCAACAACTAATAGTTTCTCAATGGTTAGCTCATTGGAAAGAAATTATTCTGATCCAGCAGGAGTATAACCGTTGAAAAATGATTTTGTATTTGGACGTAAAATAACTGCCGAAGAAACAATGAAGGATCGGGAATTATTAGTCCAATTAGAACAGAACGAAATTGATAGAACAAATCAACGTATTCAAGAGCGAGAGTTGGCACTGGCAGAGAAAAAATCTCTGTCAGGGTCAGCCTTTCTTGATATCTTAACGAATTTGAGAAAATCAAAAACCAATTTAGAAAAAGCAGAACCATTTACCTCAGATTTTGATTTTTTGTATGAAACCACACCACAGTTAAAAGAGACACATAAATATTTAGAGGATAGTATACAAAAGATTGAAAATTTAATTAAGGAAATTTAAAGAATGAGCGATTCTTTCATACAAGTACCACCAGACTCTACAGGGAAAAAAATACTCTCTGTACGAAGAGAGCATGTTCCATTCGGAACGGTTTTAACATCATTTATCATAGACGAAATAATTACTGGATCAATTTCTGGCGCAACCGGAACTGTAGTTGGTATAGTATTTAATAGAATAGACCCAACCAAGGGAGACCTTTGGTTGAAAGATGTTACTGGAACGTTTGTTCTCAATGATCTTTTACAGGCTACAGGACCAACAACAAGAGCAACTGTAACGACCAGTTCCAATAGTTTAGAATCACAATCAGTTAATATTACCGATGGTAATATAATTGGTCGAATGGCTACCATTGATGAACGTGGAAGTTTACAAACTAGATTTGAAGATGGTTCGCCACAATTTGACTCCTTTAATCGACTACGAACATCACAGCCTGTTATTCTTGGTGATTATACTTTCTTACGAGATGCACAAGATTCCCAATGGAGTGAAAATCTTTCTGGAACAGGATCAAGAACATATAGCGGAAACGATTCATCGGTTGTTCTAGATACCGCCGGAACAGCTTCTGGTGCGCTTGCTAGAATGACCACACAAAAATATCATCACTATCAACCGGGAGTAGGTCATTCAATTCTTATGACTACTGTTCTTGGTGATTCTGGAAAAACTAACGTGCGAAGACGTTGGGGGTATATGGATGATAATGATGGATGTTATTTTGAACTAGACGATACAACTCTATATGTGGTTCTACGATCATCCGTTACAGGATCAGTTGTTGAAACTCGAATACCACAATCAAGTTGGAACAAAGATAAACTCGATGGAACTGGTATATCTGATATGACTCTTGACCTAACAAAAAATAATATTTACACTATCGATATACAATGGTTAGGTGGTGGTACTATTTCGTTTGGTATTTTCAGACCCGATGGAGTAGAAATTGTTGTTCATGTAATTGAGAATGGAAATGCTACAGACAGAGCGTGGTCAAAAACTGGAACACTACCAATGCGATATGAAGTAGAAAATACCGGAGTAGCAGTTTCTTCTAGTGAAATAAAAGCGACAACAGCAGTAGTACGAACAGAGGGAGATTTTAGACCAAACAAAAGACATTTTAGTACTGTACGATCTACTAATGTTTCTGGAACAACTACATTAAAACCTATTATAGGTATCAGACCAAAAACTTTGGTTGGCACTCAACCAAATCGAGTTGCTATAATTCCAGTTCGTATGTCTATGTATACTTCTGCCGAAGTTACGATGATACAACTAATAAAAAACCCAGCAACATTAACAGGCGAGTCATGGACTTCTGCTAATACTGAAAGTGGTACAGAATATGAAATTTCAGCAACAGCAATAACAGGTGGAACTGTTCTAGATACTTGGTTTTGTCCAGTAGGTGCCATGACAGAACATTTTGATGCGTTTGATTATTTAGGAGAATATATCAGACTAGATGCAGATGGAACTACACAAGATGAATATGTTTTAGCCGCAGAAACTGTTACTGGAACTTCAAATATTCGTGGATCACTACATTGGGATGAAATCGCATAATGACATTAGCTGTTTTTGGATGGGAAGATTATTGGGATTTAACTCTATACCACAAAGTTACTTTTGATGGACCGAACAGATTAATTTTAATCAACGATGGAGTAACAACTATCGATATTAAAACTGATTTATATTCGTCTTGGAAACATTGGTTGTTAAATCGAGATAATGCAAAATATATTCAAGCTATGCGAGGCGTTGGAGGCGATCCAACTATTCAAGGTAGATTTTTAGGTTCTACATTCTTCCTAGAAAATGGTTGGAAAATTCGAACATGGGAAGGTGATCATAGATTGACTGTAGAAGGAAACTTATTCTCTTCTGATGGTAATAATCCATTTGTACCAACCATTGGAAATCACAACATCGTAACTAATCTATCGACTTCTAATTTGATTGATACAATCGATACTGATCCCGGTAGTATAGCCGCCGATGTTTGGAATGCAAGCTTGGCAGTTCACAAACTCGATGCAACATTTGGAAAACTTGTTCAAGATATCGATAAACTAACAAAACTAATACCCGGAACACTATAATGATCTCATTCAAACAATTTTTAAAAGAAGGTATAAACGATAAAGGAATATTCAAAGCAGTATTTCTTGGTGGAACTCCCGGCTCTGGAAAGTCATATGTAAGTTCCAAAATAATAAGTGGCTCTATTCAACCAAAAATTATCAATTCGGATAAGTTTATAGAATTTATATCCAACAAAAGAAATATAGATATTGGACCCGGATTTGATAAAGAAGCAAAAGAATTTGCCAAGCTATTCAAAGACACCAAAAACAGTACAAGAGCCGAATTAGAATTGGCTATAAATGGTATGCTTCCTATGATCATTGATTCAACTTCGGCTGATATAACCAACACAATAAATCGAAATAAAGTATTAAAAGACTTTGGTTACGATACTGCAATGATCTGGGTCAATACTTCACTCGAAACTTCATTAAAACGGGCTAAATTGCGCTCTAGGAGCGTCCCAGAGGCGTTCATACGCAAAGTATTTGATAAAGTAGAAGAGAACAAAACAGCGTTTCGATCAAAATTCAGTATTTTTATGGAGATAAATAATGATGACGGAGAATTAACAGATAAAGTGATAGGAAAAGCATTTAACAGACTATCGAAATTCTTTAATTCTGATATCAAAAATCCAACTGGTAAAAAAATCAAAGAACAACTGGTAAAGGAACTTGGTAAAGAACTAATTCCATCAATAATGTCAAAATCAGAATTATCTAGCAAAGTCACTATCTGGTTTAAAAAGGGATAACCATGAAAACGTTTAAACAATATATAAAAGAAGAAGATGAATTAGCAATGGAGATGAATTTTATTCAACAACAATTAGAAAAACAGTTGATGGAATATAAAGTAGGACACACTATGGGATTCCGGCAATCAACTCTTGGTGGAGAACATAATAGATCATTACTAATTTCTTATGCATCTGGTGTAAAAGAAACTGTTTCAAATGGAATTTTAGATAATTCAAAAATACGGATGCGGTGGCATATTAGTAAAGAACGAAATGGATTTTTAGTTGAATCATTTCAACAAAATTTTAATTTTGCTGATCCATCCGAAAAACCAAAAAAATTCCGAAAAGTATCTAAAGCAACTAAAGAAAAAGCAGTACAATCTATTGTTAAGTGGTTTGACACTAACAAAAAAATATTACTAAATATCGTAGGGTAAATAAATTAATGCCAAATACTAGACAAGAATTGATAGATTACTCTCTAAGAAGTCTAGGCGATCCTGTTATCAACATAGAAATTGACGATCAACAACTTGAAGATCGTATGGACGAAGCCTTGCAATTTTTTGGAGAGAATCATTTCGATGGTGTAGAAAAAGTATATCTCAGACATACAATAACCCAACTAGATATTGATAATGAATATATACCAATTCCAAATGAAGTAATCACAGTCATACGTGTTCTTCCAATATCTTCTGGATTTTCTGGAGATATTTTTAATGAGGAATATCAATTTTTTCTCAATGATATGAATGCGTTTGTAGGTTCTGGATTGATTCCATATTACCAATTCCAACAAAACATAAGTCTAATACAATCTCTCTTTAATCATGAACGGTCTATTCAATTCAACCGAAAACAGAACCGACTATTTATTGAAGAAGATTGGGCTTCTAAGTTCCAAGTGGATCAAGTATTTGTTATGGAAACGTGGAGAATGCTTGATCCAGAAACATTTACCGATGTATATGATGATTGGTTCTTGAAAAAATACACAACAGCACTTATCAAACAACAATGGGGAAATAATCTAAAGAAATTCGATGGGGTTCAATTAACTGGTGGAGTTACCTTGAACGGAAAAGATATATATGACGAAGCTACCCAAGACATCGAAACTCTTGAACAAAAATTAAAAGACGAATACCAATTGCCGCCGAGAGATTTTGTGGGCTAGTATGAAAGAATCTCCAGAACATTCAAATTCTTTTGTAAATTGGATGCTAACAATTGTTGGTGGTATTGTTGTTATGGCTATTGCTGGCCTGTTAAATTTATATGGAGAAGTTTCATCTCTCAGAAACACAAACCGAGTTAATATTAAACAATGGGAACTGCTTGCTAACTTACGAAACCGAATTGACAAGATAGAATTAGAACAAGCATATTATAAAGGATATGAAAAAGGTAAAACCGAAAGAAAACCAATAAAGGTAATCGAAAAATGATAAATTTCAAAAATTTTATAAAAGAATCGCCATTTACAACAGCAAGAAAAATAATAAACCCAAATTCAAAAGTAGGTAAAGGTGGTGTGAATAGATCATTTGGAACAATATTAGGTAGATCAACTATCATTAGAATTTTTACTGATATTAAAGGAGTTCCTAGAGGATTTCTTCAATGGGGAACAAAAGAGATTCGACTAGATGATTTAAAAATTAGAATAGAACCAGACCAGTTATTAAAAATGAAAAAAGTTGATATTATTGAACTAGTACAACAGGCCATAGACGACAAACTAATATGAAAACATACAAAGAATTTATAAGAGAAGAAAAGAAAAAAAGTTTACTCAATGATCTAAAAACTATTGAAAAATTGTTAAAAACTATAGAACAATTTTCTAAAGATAGGATATCAACACCAGAAGCTTTTGCAACAATAGATAGAAGATTGGTAGATGAAAAAAAAGCAAAGAATTTTAGAAGTAGATATATAGATTTGCAAAATTCCCTATCAGCAACACAAACTAATTACAAAAAAGCGTTAATAGATTTAAAGACTTTTATTAGAGTTTTATAATGACAAACTACTTCATAAATAATTACAACAACCAAAACGAACAACGATTAATAGACGACAAACTAATATGAAAACATACAAAGAATTTTTAAATGAAGATAAAAATATATCCAATCTTGTAAATAATTACAAAAAAAAAGCAATGAAAATGATAATAGATATTAAAAATTTTGAAAGAGATAGAATTCATTCTAGTGATGTAATGAGTGGACTAAAAAATACATCACATTTAACAACAATAGAAAGAAAAAAAGCTATTGACGAATATATTAAATTAGATCAAGAACTACTAGCATCTATGGACAAAATGAAAAAAGATATTGGTAAATTAGGTAGTTTATATGGAGAATTATTTTAAATAATGTCCAACTTTTTTGTAAATAATTACAACAACCAAAACGAACAACGATTAATAGACGACTTAACCAGAGAAGCTATATCATTCAATGGTATTGATATTATATATGTTCCAAGAGTATTTTTAAATAAAGATAAATTATTTGGTGAAGATACTCAAAATGCTTTCCAACAAGCTTATGAAATCGATATGTATATAGATTCGGTTGATGGGTTTGAAGGTGAATCAGATATCATATCTAAATTTGGTTACGAAGTTCGTGATGAATTAAATCTATCCGTATCACAATCAAAATTCCAAGATACAACTGGTCTTGATAAACCAAACGAAGGCGATCTTGTGTACTTTCCATTGTCTGATGGATTGTTTGAAATTAAATTTGTAGAAGACGAACAACCGTTTTATCCAAGAGGAAAAACAACTACATTCAAACTATCATGTGAGTTGTATCAATATTCTGGAGAAGTTCTAGATACTGGTGTAACCCAAATAGATGAAATAGAGGAAGACTTTTTAAACGCCGATTCAATAACTAACGATCCATTTGCAGACAATCCAGAATTTGATACGGAAGGTCAGGGAGTAATAGACTTCAGCGAAAACGATCCTTGGAGTGAAAAATTTTAAATAAGGAATACTAGCAGAATGAAAACATACAAAGAACTTTTATCAGAAGCAGGTGGCGGTAAAGGAGTGAATGTAACTGATCCTTTACAAACTATGATGAAAGCTATCCTCAATGGTACAAAAATTAAAACGGTTATTACAGGAATGAAAGACAAGCCAAAGAACGCTATAATCAGTTCATTAAACAGTATTATTAATGGCGAAGAACCGAGGATAAAGATTAAAAAGAAGATCACAAACGCTAGAAAACAAGAACTTAGAAAAGAATTAGAGGATGTATGAAAACATACAAAGAACTTTTATCAGAAATGTCTCTATCAACACGGGACCAAAAACATATCCTACATAGTACCGATGAAAAAAATGGCAAACGAGGATTGGTTATAAAACGAGATATAGATGGGATGCCAAAACCACAAGATAAATTTATTATGGTAATAGTCGATAAAAACATGACAGTGATTAAAGGTTGGGGAACACATCCATCTTTAAAAGGTGCTATCAACTTCATAACAAGAAAATTATAAATGAAAACCGTAAAACAATTCCTAAACGAAGCTACTATAGATTCGAAGAAAAAGAAAGCAAGCAAACTTGTTAAGGATTTACAAAATGCTCTTGTAGAAATTCAACGGGAAAGTTCTATGCAATCTACCGCTTCAGATATTGGAAAAATTATTCCACAACTATCAGATATCAACGACACCATCAAGAAATTAAGATAATATG